CAGCGCCTCGATTGCATACCTTACCGCGATGTCTGGGTTTACGTCCTACGGTTCCGCAAATTTTGTTGGTGGCGTAGCCTATGGCGACGCCACCTCCTCGTCCCTTGCTATGGCGAATGCCCTGAAAACCTACCCTGCAAATCAGGCAGCCTATGGCAGCCAGTGGATCGTCACAGTTGATGATAGTGCCAACCTCACTGCTGACCGTTCAAAGTACGGAACAGTCAGTACCATCACCTATGAGGCGAAGCACAGTGCTGCGTTCACAGACACGCTCTATGCAACGATCAATCAAATTAGCCTGACCTACGGCTATACAATCGATGGGGAAGGCACTGCCTATGGCAGCTTCAATACCGTCAATGCCAACTCAGACGATGCAACCGCCAATCAATGGGAGAATGCATATGGCTCTTACAACAGAGTTCTGGTTCAGGGTAACAAGGCTAGTGTTGACAATGTGTACGGCGTATATGGCATTGCACAGACCTCCGGTGCTGCCCTTGGATCAGCTCTCACCCAGATAACAAATGCCTATGGAGGCAGCTTCAATGTCACCGCGGGCGCGGCCAATCGAAACATAACGAATGGCTATGGCGTGTTCATTAGCGGAACGGCCACTGGCACCATCACCAACAAGTGGGGCCTCTACGTCAATGTAGCGTGGGACAACTACATGGCGGGCTCTCTCGGAGTCGGAACCAACGCTCCGGGCTATAAAATTCACGCCGTTGGTGGTGTCGTGGCTGGTGCTGGTGCCTATGTCAACACATCAGATCGACGCTTGAAAACCAAGGTGCGACCGACAACATATGGACTAACTCAAATCTTAAAACTACGCCCAGTAGAGTTTGAATGGCGAGATCAATCCGGAGATGACGACTGGAACAAGGGAATTCAGTTGGGCCTCATAGCCCAAGAGGTCGAGAAAGTAATTCCGGAAGTCGTATCAACCAACCAGCGTGACAAAAAGAAAACGAAGAGCTTGGCCTACGGTACCTTAGTTCCGGTACTGGTCCGCGCTATACAACAGCAAGAAAAACGCATCAAGGCTCTTGAATCAAAGAATTGGTCGAGTATCACTCGTCAAAAGAACAAAAGGAAATAAAATGATTGAGCAGATAAAACTCTGGGCCGCTTCACAGGCAGTCGAACTCTTTGCTTCAATTTCCGGAGCGCTAATGCACGTTATGTTCGCTTGGGCTCATCCAGTGATCGCTGCTCGACAATTTATTATCTGCATCTTATCAGGATATTGGTTTGGTCCTGTGGTCGGTGGATTTATTACTCACTACACAATCTTTTCTGATGATAAGGCCTATGCCGCTGGAATTGCGATTACTGGTCTCGGTGGTGTCTATGCATTAGAAATTATTGTTGGAATCTGGCGAACAGTGAGAGATCATCCTGAAAGTCTATTGAAACTAGTTCCTTGGAGAAAGCAATGAAACAGAGAACAGCGAGATATGGTCTCATCATGATTTTAGTCTTAATGGTAGTTACGACTGGAACACCGTTGGTGAGTAATTCTGCTCAACAGTATTTGGTTCAAGCTGTCAGGTACAGAGCTTTCAATTGTTTAGGGCCTCAGTAAAAACGGAGAAAGAATATGAAAACGATAGACAGTTTTGTTGGAGCAGCTAAAAGGCTCGATGATGTTGATTTGCCCAAGTGGGGCCACACTATCGGAGTCGGTGAAGATGAGCTTCATGCTTTCATGGACGTCGAAGCTGCTGGTTCTGGGTTTGATTCAAAAAATCGTCTTACTCTACTTCCAGAGCCACATATTTTTTACAGGCTCCTGGAGAATTCTGGGAATAAAAGTCTTCTCAAGAAAGCTGTTTCTCAAGGAATCGCTTATAAGAAATGGCGAACAAAACCATACCCAAGATCGAATGATGCAAAGTATGAACTTCTAAAGCGCATGATGCTCATCAATGAAGAAATTGCTCTTCAGTCTTGCTCTTGGGGATTGTTCCAAATCATGGGGTTCAATTTCAAGAAAGCTGGTTTCACATCTGCTGCTGAGATGGTTGCAGTTTTTCTAACTGATGAAGAAGAACACCTTAAGGCAGTAATCAATTTCTTGAAAGCTTCTAAACTTGATGATGATCTTCGCGCTCACCGCTGGAACATTCTTGAGGACATCTACAATGGTGGTGGATTCAATGGATTTTATGCAAAGAAGCTTGAGAAGTCTTTCAATAAATGGAAGAAGATACGAGACACTCCATGGTCTTTTGATCAAGCATTGAATGAGATTAAGTCAGAAGCCAAAAATGGCCCGCCTGTTGCTTTGCCGCCCATAAGCAACAAAGGTGCCACCCTGCCCCAAAAGGCCGCTACGCCGCCAAATGCGGGCAATGGCGGGGCCATTGGCAGCTTGCCTAGCCACACAGCACAAAAAACTAAGTCCGCAACAATTTTTGATCGTCTAGAAGTCGTGGTGATTTGGCTCATGGCTATTTTCACCAATGCTTGGACTTTCTTAACATCGATTGATTGGAGAATTGCAGTTCCTTCAATCATTCTTGGGTCCATCATTCTAGGACTCTTGCTTTGGCTTATTTTTAGGAGAAAGACATGAATATGAAATTGAATTCAAACTTCAAATCAAAGATTAACATCACGCAGATCATCGGTTTGATTGCCATGGTTCTTGCGATGAAGGGTATTGAACTATCAGCAGAGCAACAAGCTGCTTTGGTCACAGTGATCGGCATGATCATTCCAGCAATCACATTTGTGTGGTCTTGGTTCTACACTCCCGCAGCAAAGGGCACAATTGGCTTGAGAGCAATTGATCTCACGCAAATTGGTTCTATGGCAACTGTTTTGACATTGTTCACAGACCTGTTCGGTTCTAGTGCAGCTGATGAAAAAGTTGGCTTCATTGCTGCTCCAGTAATTGGGACTCAGATCATCACACTTATGCTTCGCGTGTTCTTGTCTAAACTCAGGTAGAGTCAGTAAAGTCAGAGATATCTTCTCAAACCACTGTAATTGCTTGAGTTTTTATCTCTGACTTCACCTGCTTTACTGGCACCACCTGCCAGCCAGTTACAGGCTACCGCTGCCCAAGGTGGCTTTGAGCTTTGTTTGCCCTTACTTTTATTTTTGTAGAGTAAGTAGAGTAAGTAGAGGCAACGGTTCATAAGCCTTTGTTTTACCTAAAGAGATTCTGACTCTACTTGATTCCACAGAATAATCTCGAGTGAAGCCAAGTAGAGTCAAACTCTGAATTTCTGAAGTTGCATTAGCCATCTCTTTGGGTTAAAAAGTTCCGTCATAGGAGATACTAAATATGGATCTGTCAGAGTATGAGCATGTAATTGCTCCATTTCTTCATCAGAAGAAGCATCTTGAAAATCATGTAGAAGAAACAGCTTGGGGGCTACTCTGGGAACAGGGAACAGCTAAGACTAAGCCGATTGTTGATACAGCCGCTTTTCTTTATATGAACAAAAAGATAGATGCTCTATTAGTTGTTGCTCCTCCAGGAGTTGAGCGAAATTGGAAGACGGATGAAATTCCAAAACATCTTCCTCATGATATTTCTATCGACACAATGGTTCAAGTTTTTCTTTCAAATCAAAAGCACACAAAGAATCACAAGAAATTGATGGAGGCTCTTATTCGTCATAAGGGTCTAGCTGTGATGCTCATCTCTTATAATGCTTTCATGACTACGGAAGGAAAAAACACTGTCTGGAAATTCTTAAGACATCGTCGTGTTCTTTATGTTTTGGATGAAGCACACAATATCAAGGCTCCAGGAGCAAAGAGAACTAGATCAATCATCGCTTCTGGAAAATATGCAGCATGTCGTAGAATTTTAACTGGAACTCCAATCGCTGTTGGTCCTTTTGATATCTATTCACAAATTAGATTTCTTGATGAATTCTTCTGGAAAAGAAAAGGCATTAGTAACTATCAGGGTTACAAGCAATTTTTTGGAGAATGGTTCACAGCTGGTGAGTGTAAGAAAGAGCTTGGCTTTGATCCAGGGTATGACAAACTACTGAGATACAAAAATCTCAATCTACTAGAAGAATGGATGAAAGAAATAACAGATCGAGTTCTAAAAGAAGAAGTTCTCGACCTTCCACCAAAGCTGTACTCTAAGCACTATGTTGAGATGACTAGTCAACAAAAGACGATCTACAATGAGCTCCGTGAAGAATTCTTATATGAGTTTGAAGATGGCTGCACCATTGATGGTGAGCTACCGATTGTCAGACTTCTTCGTCTTCAGCAGATTCTCTGTAACTACGTTCCAAATGGTAAAGAAGAACCTGTTCGCATCTTGGGCAAAGAAAATCCTCGTTTGAATGCCATGGAAGATCTTCGTGATCAGATCTTTCATCCAGGGATTATTTGGGCGCGGTTTACCCAAGATGTGACTCAACTTATGGATTTATTCGGAGATAAAGCAGTTCGGTATGATGGAACTGTTGATCAAGATCAAGCAGAAAGAAATAAGCTAGCTTTTCAGCGTGGAGAAAAGCAGTGGTTCATTGGCACTGCTCAAAAGGGAGGGCCGGGTCTCACTCTTCACATGGCGAAGACTATGATCTATTATTCGAATAGCTTTAAGCTGATTGATCGCCTACAATCTGAGGATCGTGCTCATCGAGCTGGAATGGATAACAATCCAGTTAACTATATAGACATTGTTTGTCAGGGAACTGTAGATGAAAAGATCGTAGACAATCTTCGTGGAAAGAGAGATATTGCTTCTAGTATTCTTGGTGATGAGCTTAGGGATTGGATATGACTGTACTCATAGTTCAACAACAAATCAAATTCGATGTAGCGACTGGAACGGTTATGCCGAGGTTTGAAGGAATTGAGAAAGCTTCAAAGTTTGGTGAACTTCGTTTTCTACTTGGACCAAATTCAACAGCTTTTGAACCTGAAAGAGCTGTAGGAGAACTTCATCTAGGATTAAAGAACTTTTCTGATCAAGATTTTCTACTACTGGTTGGGAATCCAATTTTGATAGGTTTGGCAACTTCAATCGCTGCAAACTACAACAATGGAAAAGTTAAGTTTCTGCAATGGTCAGGTAGAGAGAGTAATTATTCAGAGATCTTTGTACGAATCTTTTGAATTGTTTTAGAAATAGTATAGTGCTAGGGTTGCTCTTGGTGGCTCAATGATTCCCTGTTACTGTCAAAACTCAGTACGCATTGATATCATTTGGTTCTGTACATGATGGGAAATTTAAAGCGGAAAGGAAAGAATATGGCAACTGAAATTCATGATTATTCAGAGTTTTCTAGAGACACAGACCAATCTAGACACCAGATTGGTGGAAATTTGATTGCTGCATTGACTGATCTAGCAGATCAGCTAGAATCGGCTGAGGAGCTAGTCGCCGATTTAGAGGTCAAGCTTGAAGAAGCAAAAAAGGCTGCTCGCAATTTAAGTGAACACGAAATTCCTAAACTCTTAGATGGAATGGAAAGTAAAGTCACGCTCCCAGATAAGCGAGTCATTGAAGTTACCGAAAAGATTAGATCTAGTGCCACGGGTGATCGCAAGATATTTGCGATTAAGTGGCTTGAGGATCACGGTCATGGGGCTATGGTAAAGAATCAGTTTATTCTTGATTTCCACAAGGGCCAGGAAGAAAAAGTTGCCGCCTTTGAAAAAATTCTCAGAGATAGTGGAATTCATTTCAACGTCAAGAAAGAGAGATCTATTCATCATTCAACCCTAGAGGCCTTTGTTCGTCAATCTTTAGAGGATGGTGAAGCAATTCCTCTTGACACATTTGGTGTCTATAGACAGAAATCTACAAGGATTAAACAGAAATGAGTTTGTGGAAATCCTGAGCAGTAATGCCGGGAGGCTTACATCTTGGCTTATGACGCTTGATATTGGTTCGAGCAGTTTCGCTGAGGTCAACGCAGAATAAGTTTCTGATTTCCACAGAATTTTCATCAGAACTGTCCAAGGTGGGTAGTTCTGGGGTAAATTCACCCATTGAAAAATGAAAGGTTTAACAATGTCCAAAGGCAAAGAAGTTGCAGTTGTGGAAGAAGTTTCGACAGCTATCCAAACATTTGATTATGGAGAAGATGCTGGTCGCGGATTTGAAAAGATCGAAGGATCAGATCTTTCAATTCCATTTTTGAATGTTCTTCAGGGAAATTCACCCGAGGTTGAGCAGAAGTTGGTTCCAGGTGCCGAAGCCGGAATGCTGTTTAATACAGTAACGAAAGAACTGTACAAGGAAGTTATTTTTCTACCAGTTCATAAAGAGGAAGCTTGGGTTGAATGGGTTCCTCGTCTCAAAGGTGGTGGTTTCGTTGGGATTCACGATCCAGCTGGCGAACTGGTTCAGAATCTAATCAAACTAAATGGAGGACGAATTCCTCCAAAGGGTCAAGATGGTAAGCGTCTCCCATTCAAGAACGGAACAAATGAAGTGATTGAGACCTATTACGTCTATGGTCTTATTCTTGATCCTGAAGGAAAAGATCAAGAATCTTTTGCAATTATTTCCTTCAGCTCAACAAAGATCAAGCCATATCGTGACTGGCTTACTTCAATGTTCTTGATCAAGGGAAATAATGGTCGTCCACCTCCGATGTTTGCTAATCGGGCTAGGTTGAAGACAGAACGTCAAACAAACGATTCTGGGCAACCGTATCATAACTTTAATATCAGCCCGTTCAGGAATAGCTGGAAAGATTCTTTGATTGACCCAAAGACTGAAGCTGACCTCTTGGTCAAGGGAAAGAAATTTCTTGACATGGTCCTCAATGGTGTTGCTCGCGCTGATTTCAGTCAACAGCAGCCGACAGCTTCTGGAGAGGGTGGCTCTGGAAAAGCCTCGCAGAATACTGAAGAAGCCCCATTCTGAAAATTAACAATTTAGGCTATTGGCCGGATTCTATTTTCGTCCGGTCAATTTCCCATTTCAAGGAATTTTCATGCTTTGGTCTCCACAACAAGACGATGCTCTCGTTCAAGCAAACGACTGGTATCTAAATAGTGAAAGGCAGGTTTTCCATCTTTTCGGGTATGCTGGAACTGGAAAGACAACTCTCGCAAAACATTTAGCTGAAGGAATAGACGGAGAAGTTTTGTTCGCTGCCTATACAGGAAAAGCAACTCATGTCTTGAGAAGCAAAGGCTGTCAAAACGCAAGCACAATTCATTCTCTATTATATATCTCGCTGGATAAAACCAGAGAGAGACTGGTAGAAATGGAAAAACAACTTTCTTCTCTAATACAAGAACTCATCGATGCAGGTTTTGAAAACATAGATAATCACATTCGAGTTAAAGATTTAAGAAAGTTGATTGAGGCAGAAAGACAAAATCTCAAAAGCCCAAATTTCATGTTGAACAGTGAAAGCCCAATCAAAGACGCTAGTCTAGTCATCATAGATGAATGCTCTATGGTTGATTCTAAGATGGGTGCTGATCTTTGCTCTTTTGGGACCAAGATCCTCGTTTTGGGTGATCCAGCGCAGCTTCCTCCAATCATGGGCGGCGGGTATTTCACAGAAAAAGTCAAGCCCAATATCATGCTTGAAGAAATTCACCGTCAAGCAGAAGATTCACCAATAATTAGGATGGCCACAGAAACCAGAAAAGGTAAATCATTAAGCATTGGCAGTTATGGACCTAACTGTCAAGTTCTTTCTTTCGACGAGAAAATAGATCCGGATTTTGCTTTATCGTTTGATCAGATTCTTGTTGGAAAGAACGCCACTCGGTTTGCCACAAATAAGAGAATGAGACAACTGAAGGGCTTTCAGGACCCGTATCCTGTAGTTGGGGATAGGCTTGTCTGTCTTAGAAATAACCCAGATCAAGGTCTTTATAATGGCTCTTTGGCGACTGTAAGTCATGTCGAAGGGGTCATAGATCAAAAAGTCATAATGGACGTTGTTCCTGAAGATTCAACTTTCGCTCAAACTACAGTAGCTCATGAACATCATTTCCTTGGAAAAGGTGAAGAATTACCTTGGTATGAAAAGAAAGAAGCAAATGAATTCGACTATGGGTATGCCCTGACTGTTCATAAATCTCAGGGCAGCCAGTGGAACAAAGTTCTTCTTTTTGATGAATCCAGCTCATTTCGTCAAGACAAATGGAGGTGGTTATACACCGGGATTACTCGATCAGCAGAAGAGCTGACAATCTCTAAACGATAAATATGAAAAATAAATCTATAGAGCATATTTTAGATTCAGCTCATCTTGATTTGAGTAGAGCTGGTTTTCTAATTGTGATGATGATCATAAGAAGAAAATTGATTAAGTCTCATATTCAGGAGAGCATCAACAAACTTAGTTCAGCTCAAAAAACATTAGGAGAGCTCTATGATCGGTCCTAGCATTGAAGCTTGTGATGAAGTCCATAAAGAGAAGTATCGTGGTCAGGGTGAAAATTTCAGAGAAGCGATGAATAGAATTTCAAGTGCTCTGCAAGATGATCATGATCATTACATGGCATTTAGAAAAATTCTTCTCAACATGCGTTTTCTTCCTGCTGGAAGAGTTCAATCTTCAATTGGAAGTCTCAAAACCATTACTCCATATAATTGTTTTGTCATGCCAACTATTCATGACAGTTTCACGGATGGCCCAACTGAAGAAGAACTGAAAAATCTGGCTGTTACAGATCATCCGCCACTTTCCATTATGGACACTGCTAAGGCTGCCGCTATAACTATGCGTCAGGGTGGAGGTGTTGGGTATGACATCAGTACTCTTCGACCACGAGGGGATTACATTAAATCTGTTCAGTCCGTAACTGATGGACCAATGGCTTTCGCTCCAATCTACGATGCGGTTTGTCGTGCAACTTCATCAGCCGGGAATAGACGTGGCGCACAGATGCTTGTCATGCGTTGTGATCATCCGGACATTGAAATATTCATTCGAGCAAAACAATCTGAAAAGAATGTTCCGTATGATTATCGGCCACTGCGAGGTTTCAACATGAGTATCGCAGTAACAGATGCTCTTATGGAATGTTTACAAAGCGGAAAACCGTTTCCTCTCACGTTTTGTGGAAAAGTTTATAGAGAGGTTGACGCAGCAGCTCTCTGGGAAATGATCATGCGAGGAACCTATGATTGGGCAGAACCTGGAGTTTTGTTTATTGATACAATCAATAGGATGAACAATCTCTGGTATTGTGAAAAGATCGCTGCGACAAACCCATGTGGGGAACAACCTCTTCCTCCGTATGGCGCTTGTCTCCTTGGTTCTTGGAATCTCACGCAGTATCTTAATGACGACAAAACTTTCAATTATGACCAGCTCATTGAAGATATTCCTCATGTTGTCAGAGCGATGGATAACATCGTAGATAGAGCAAGATATCCATTGAAAGAACAGAAAAAAGAAGCTCAGACAAAAAGACGAATGGGTCTTGGTGTTACGGGACTTTCAAATTGCATTGAAGCCATGGGTGCTTTGTACGGATCAATAGAATTCATAGAGCTTGAAGATAAAATTCTTAGGTTCATTACTAGGAATACCTATCTTGCCAGTGTTGATCTAGCCAAACAGAAAGGTCCTTTTGCTTATTTCGATCAAAAATATCTAAAGGGTGAATTTATCAAAACCCTTGATGAGGACGTTCAAGATCGGATCGGCAAGTACGGAATTCGTAATTCTCATTTGACATCAATTGCTCCGACTGGTACTATCAGTTTCTGTGCAGATAATGTTTCTTCTGGAATTGAACCTGTCTTTGGTTACACACAGAAGAGGCGAGTTATCATGGCTGACGGAGTTAAAATTGTCGACGTCCCGGATTACGGAGTTGGAACTTTAAAAGTTCACGGGAAAAGAGCTCAAGATGTAACTGCTAAAGAACATATAGCAGTCCTTGCCACGGCCCAAAAGAACATAGACTCGTCTGTGAGTAAGACCTGTAATGTTCCAACGAACTATCCATATTCTGAGTTTAAAGATCTATACATCTCAGCCTTTGAACTAGGAGCGAAAGGTTGTACCACTTATCGCCCAAATGGAAATTATGACGAAGTCATAAAATCTGCTGATGAAAATACGGCTAACAACGTTGAGAAAAAAGACATCTTAGAAGGTGAAGCTTGTTTCTTTGATCCAATCACTGGTCAGAGAACTGGAAATTGCGCAGAATAATATCGTCTCAGAAGATAAATAACTGTTGCTTCCTAAACGCGGATATGCAATAGTTCTAGCATGCTTGAAAAAGCAAAACAACCCGATATTGGAGATATATCATGTCTGAACCTATCAAGTCCGTTCTTTTTAGCGGCAAGACCTACTCAGAAGCTGATCTTGCTAAGATGCAGGAAAAAGATCTTCTTGAACTTCGCAATCTTGTGGCTGTGAATCTTGGCGCATCAAAGATCAATGCTTTCAAGGATCTCGAAGCTGCAAAGAAGCTGACCTGGAGTGCTTTGGTCAAATTCGCAGAATCAAGCGATGACGACCTTGCCTCGAAAGAAACCAAGGCGGAAGCTAAGGAAAAGAAGGCCAAAGAAAAGAAGGAGAAGGTTCCTCCTGGATATCTGAAGTCTATTGTTCCTAAGCGGCCGACCAAGAAGCAGTTCTCCAAGATCAAGAAGCTGCGTAACCCGGTTGAGGGCAGTGATCGCTCGTTCGCTTGGCCAGACTACAAAGATGGTATGACAGTTCTTGACACCATGCTTGATCCGAAGTTGCATCACGACAAGGTCTATTGGTGGGCAAGCCGAAACCCTCCCTATATTCAGTTGATCGAGCCAACTGAAGAAGAGTACCAAGCGGCTCTTGCTAAGTTCTATAAGGATCAGGGTATCCAGGATCCAGCCGCAGAACGTAATGCCAAGAAGGCTGCTCGCGCTAAGGAGAAGGAAGAGAAGAAGGCAAAGCGCGAGGCTGAAAAGGCCGCAAAGAAGGCTGAAAAGGAAAAGGCTTCTGAAGAAGCTAAGGCAAAGCGCGAGGCTGAGGAAGCCAAGACTGCCAAGCCAGTTCCGTCTGCTGCCTAAGAGCAGCAAGATGAATGATCTGGTGAAAGCTGGAGAGTTCTTTTCGTTCATGTTAGAACGTGAATTGATCCGTCTTCGAAAGAAGGCGGATCAACCGTTTCCATGGACTGAAGATTCAATTCTCCAAACATACAAATTCACGAATGTTCGCCGCTGGCATGATCGCACGACGACATTTCTACGCGAGATTTTTTATTCCAAGCACGTGGATGCAGATCGCAAAGAGATTTTGATGAATTGTGCTCTGTTCCGCTATTTTGGGACATCAGAGTTTGCTGACGTTATCGGCTGGCAGAAGTTTGATGATTTTAGGTTCCAGGACATTATAAACATTGCTCAGCAACGGCTCGCTGGTGGAAAACGTGTCTTCACTGGTGCCTACGTCATCACCAATCAAGGTATTAGTGCTCCCAAACAAGAAGTAGTAGTTAATCATTTCCTGAAAGCTCTCCATGAGAAAGCTCAAGAAATTTGTGAACTTGTTGAAACTGAAGGATCTTGGAAAAGAGTCGTTCAACTAATGTCATCGATCAACGGTTTTGGTGGCACAGGATTCATGGCGAAGGAAATTCTTCTTGATACTATGATGACGAATTTCTGGCTTGTGCCAGAAACTGAAGAACAGAAGTTCTTTGAAGGATGCAAAGTTTCTTATCCAGTAGACTATGACACTTGGACTCCGATTGGTCCAGGAGGACTCCGTGGTGCAGCTCGCATCCTTGGGCATAACGACCCAGAAGGTGTCCTTAAGCAAGACAAGGCACTGGAAGTTATCTTGAAATTAGCAGACAAACAAGGGTTGTTCTGGCCATCTATCTATGGTAAGTTATATCCAACTGATTTGCAATTTCAGCTTTGTGAATTTGACAAGTACGAAAGAGTTCGTCTTGGACAGGGAAGACCACGTTCTAAATATCAGCGATAGGGAATAACTCAATGAAGATCTGTATTGCACTTCACCAGTGCATGGACCTTGGTGGAATTATAAATCACACAGAAAATTTGATTGCTGGACTTGCTCATCTTGGTCATGATGTCCATTTACGAGAAATGGTTTGGAAAGAAAAAGTTCAAGATCAGCGGAAATCAGGTGATGATGAAAGTGTAACTGGAATCTTTTTCAATCAAGGAAATGGTTGGTGTTTTCCAGAGCACATGAGAATTCCGTACAAAGGATCTAGACTAAACTCTGCAGTTCAGAAGTTGCGAGCTTATGATCTTGTGATTTGGACTATCCCGGTTCCACCAAAAAACAAAGACAACATTGGGAACACTGATTGGATTCATCTTCATGATCTTCCAAGCACGAAGCAGATTGCTTTTTCTCATGATGGAAACGCTTCTGTGAATTATCCCCATATTCTAGCAATTTCAGAAAAGCTCGATGGTCTGGCTTGTGTTCATCACTGTGCGCTCAACACTTGTGAATTTGTTCCAGTACCAAGAGCACTGATTCTAAATCCACAAAAAGATCCCGATAGACACATTCCGGACTACTCAGACAGAATGAAAGGATGGGTTTCAGCGCAGACGTTTAAGGCTTGGAAGAGAGTTCATGAGCTTGTCGGTGCGGTTCGCTTTATGCCAAAAATAGGTCCAGATGAACGTCGACTTCTAATAGGCAAAGGCATTGAATATCAGTACATGACCTCTGAAGATAAATGCAAGGATGCCTACTATCATGCAGATGGTGCCAAGTTTTGGGAAGCTGCAATCGCTAACGGCATGGAACATGAAGAGTATCAACCGTACGAAATAATTGAAGAGCTTTTCAGTAGCACGCTGACTGTTGTTGATCCAAGTTGGTCAAAGCGGTACTCATCTATGGGAGGTCATTACAATCGTGTCGTTGTTGAAGCAATGATTAATGGTGCTGTTCCAATCGCTAGGAAGATGGGTATGGGAAATGAAATCTTCGAAGCTGGGAGGAACTATGTTGAAATTCCTGAAGGTGCTGATCATCATCAGTACGCTGATGGAGTAATGGAAGCGTCTTTTATGTCGAGGAGAAAATGGGAAGAGTTTACAAAGAATAACCTTGAAGTTGTGAAGCAATTTGATAGAACTAAAATTGCGCAACAGGTGATAGATCTAGCTTATGGCAATATTCCAACTCTAACTGGATTTCCAAGCAAGAGCCTCTCAGAGAAATCCTCAGTCATTCTTTCTGATCATTATGGAGTTATCTAATGCGAGTCATTGAAGCAAGAAACGTTCATCAAGCTCTACCATTGGGCATGGGATTGTTGGTAGATCATGGAATCTTTCGCGATAGCAGGAACGGTCAAGTTCTTGTTGCAGACGGTCCTGTGACCACTGTTTACGACAAGCCCAAGGAGAGGGTGATCTTCTGGCCTGAAAGAGACGCAAATCCATTCTTTCATTTCATGGAAGGATTGTGGATGCTCGCTGGGCGAAACGATGTGAAATGGATTTCTCAGTTCAGCTCAAACATCAAGAATTACAGCGACGACAGGTTGACCTTTCATGGTGCCTACGGTCACAGATGGATCAATCACTTCAATAAGGAAGTGATTCTTGCAACCAAAGAGATTGATGGGGTTGCTGGTTCGACTTGGGTTCCATTCAATCAACTTGAAGCTATCGCTGAGATTCTGAAAAAGAACAAAGACGATCGTCGCGCTGTCCTTCAAATGTGGAACGCCGAAGATGATCTTGGGAAAGAAGGTAAGGACTTCCCCTGTAATACACAGATCTACTTCAGTGTAGATGAAAAGAATCTTCTTAACATGAGCGTCTGTAATCGTAGTAACGACATCATCTGGGGAGCGTATGGAGCGAATGCTGTTCACATGTCCATGCTTCAGGAATTTATGGCAGCCTGGATTGGGGTTGAAGTCGGTCGTTATTGGCAGATCAGCAATAACTATCATGCGTACACTGAAGTTTTTGAAAAGCATAAGAGTTTGATTTCAGATCGTCATATTGGTACGTTCGAAATAGATCCATATCAGTACGGACGCAAGGGAAGGCAAGCCGTCTCGCCGTTCCCAATGGTGAACAAGCCAGTTGATGTTTGGATGAGTGATCTAACTCTGTTCATGGAACAAGGACCAGTGACTGGATTCAATGACGTATTCTTTCGTCGAGTAGTCAATCCAATCTGGAATTCGTGGTTTGCATATAAGAACAAAGAAAGCGGTAGTTATATTGAACAGGCTCTTGCTCATCTTGAAGGATGTGTGGCGACTGATTGGCAACTCGCTTGCAAAGAATGGCTTGAAAGAAGGAAGGATAAAAATTCATGAAGATTTACATTGCTGCAAAATATGCTCGTAGGTACGAACTGAGATCTCTTGTTGAGAAATTGAAAGAAATCGGCCACGAAGTTACTTCTCAGTGGATTTACGATAGTGAACCAGAAAAAAGCATTAAAGAAGCTGCTGAGAGGGATATCAATGATGTTCTTGCTGCTGAATGTCTTGTTTTCATTGGTGAGCCTCAGGCTTCAGAGAATCGTGGTGGTGGTCGTTGGTTTGAATTTGGGTTTGCTTATGCTAAGGAGAAGAGGTGTATTGCAGTCTTGAGTATGGATCCATCCAAAGGTGGACACGACCATCTACCTATCGGTCATGAAAGCGTTTTTACTGCTCTTCTTTGTGTGGAGATAGTTCATAGCCAAGAAGAATTGTTAAGCAAACTTTCTTAGTCAAGGACGGGTGCTCGAGAGGTTAAAGAGGACAGACTGTAAATCTGTTGCACTTCGGTGCTACGAAGGTTCAAATCCTTCCCCGTCCACCAAAGGAGTTAAGCATGAGTCATAACAGAGGTTGCTTTTTCTGTGGTCGCGATATATGGGAATATGATGGTTGTGATCATGGAGAGGACTGTGTCAAAAAGGATTTTAGTAAAATGTTAGAGAAACCAATCAATACAGAATTTGTGAATGATCGTCAAGTTGGAGGAAACCACTACAAGACCTCTTATGAACATTGGGATTGGGTGATCGACAACAACATGGGATATCTTGAGGGTTGTGCAACGAAATACGTTTCTCGTTGGAGGAAGAAGAATGGTGTGCAAGATCTAGAAAAAGCTGCTCACTACATTCAAAAAATAATTGAATCTTTTGAGAAAGGAAAATATCCCTCTGCTGATTCTCGAATCCGTGATCAGAATATTAAGGATAACGCTCTGAGATCAAATAAGTTTGACTTAGCAAATGAGCTGCAATACGAGGAAGGTCTTATTTGTTGGACACTTTCTAGTTGGCGAGAAATTGAATCCCTGCTGATTGCTCAGAAAATGGTGAATGCTTTGTTACAGACCGCAAGGGACGCCGCTGGTTTGCAAAGTAAGGGCTAGGCACCTATGCCCGGTGTGTGCTGGTTTTGCGCTTGTGGCGTGGCCGTAGGGCTTTGCAGCCCTGCCCTAGCCTAGTTGGTTAGTGGCAGCCACGCCGTAGCGCTCATTTTAATGGTTCTGTAAAAAGGAATAAAGTAGAATGGCAATTCGGAAGAAAACTGATGTGAATAAAGGCGGATCAGTTCAAATGAGTTTCTTCATACCAGAATGCAACTGGAAGCCTACTCCTGTTTCTGAGCTTCCTTCCTGGGTTGGTGCGAAAAGAATTTCCATAGATTGTGAAACGAAAGATCTCGATCTCAAAGATCTCGGTCCAGGCCCAAGGAGAGGTGGATACACTACCGGGTGGGCGTTCAAAATTGAAGATGGACCGAAGCACTATCTGCCAATGAGGCATGAAGGCGGAGACAACCTTCCTGAAGAAGAGGTTCTTCGATATCTTCGACATAATCTGAAAAATTTTTCTGGAGAGATTGTTGGTGCCAACCTTTCCTATGATATTGATTATGCTGCCACTGATAATATCAAGTTTCACCCTGAAGTTAAGTTCAGGGATATTCAGATCGCAGATCCTCTTATTTATGAGCTACACAGATCATATTCTTTGAAGGAAATTGGCAATAGATGGGGAGTTCAAGGCAAAGAAAGTTCTATCATGGAACAGGCTGCTCGTGCAACTGGTCTTGATCCGTGGGCTGGTATGTGGCGTCTTCCTGCTAGATACGTTGGTGAATATGCAGAAAACGATGTTGACGCTCCATTGAAAATTTATGAGAAACAGCGTGAAAGAATTTCGAAAGAAGAACTTTGGAAAGTTTTTGATTTAGAAAGTAAGCTTCTTCCAATTCTTGTGAAAATGCGTCAGAGAGGGATACGCATTGATTTTAAGAAACTGGAAGAAATTGAGCGCTGGTCTTTGAAAGAAGAAACTGAATCTCTTCAACTGGTTAAGCTTCAAACAGGAGTTAGAGTAGAAGTTGGTGAAGTTTGGAAACCAAAGATCATTGCTAGAGCATTAACAGAAATTGGAGTTCGACTAGGAAAAACAACAACTGGAGCTCCACAAATTGACAAAGAACTATTAGAAGGTCTTGATCACCCTGTTGCAAAAGCTATTCTTCATGCAAGAAAAGTTAATAAAATAAGAACGACATTTGCAGCATCAATTCGTCGTTATTCAACTAACGGAAGAATACACTGCACTTTCAACCAAATAGCGAGGGAAGATGAATCTGGAGATCAGAAAGGCGTAAGATACGGCCGACTTTCAGCAACTGATCCTAATCTTCAACAACAGCCTTCTATGGATAGAGATCCAATGATTGCTGGAGAATGGAGAAAGATTTTTCTTGCAGAAGAAGGTGCTGTTTTCGGAGTAAACGACTTTTCCCAACAGGAACCTAGGTGGACAACTCACTTCGCGGCCTTGCTGAATTTACCAAAAGCCCAGGAAGCTGCAAGGAGATACCGAGACAATCCTCTAACCGATAATCATGAGATGATGACTCGTCTAATTCACGGTGATGAACAGGTTGATGCATGGAAGACAAATGATCCGAAACTCTTTAAAGTTAATCGCGGTTATTCGAAAAACATTTTCCTTGGACTCTGCTATGGAGAAGGAGGCGCAAAACTCTGTCAGGACATTGGTAAACCTACTCGTTGGGCACTTATTAAGGGATTTGGCACCAGTAAAGAAGTCTCTTATTTTGAAACACGAACAGAGGCTTGGCGGCGTCGATCAGAAGACGGCATTGGTACGATTCGAGAAGTCGCAGGTCTCGAAGGCCAAAATATTCTCGACAGGTTCGATGAGGAGGTTCCGTATGTTAGGGCCGTCGCGAGAGCGGCGAGTGCGAGGGCAGAATCAGTAGGATATGTTAAAACCATAGCGGGACGTCGTCTTCACTTTGAACAAAGACCGGATGGTAGCTATGATTGGACTCACAAAACACTGAACCGAGTAATTCAGGGTTCATCCGCAGATCAAACAAAACAAGCAGTCATCGATATGGATGAAGCGGGGTATTTTATTCAATTGCAAGTTCATGATGAAAATGACGGAAGTTACGCGACGGTCGCTGATGCAAAAGCTGCCGGGCAAATCATGAGAGAATCAGTTTTGAAAATTGTCCAACCCTTGGTTCCATTCGTTGTTGACACAGAAGTTGGCCCATCTTGGGGAGAATTGAAGGCAGCATGAGATCAGTGTTGATAGAAACCTTTGATGGTGTCGAGAATATTTCTAGAACTGACTATTACTTTACTAGAATAGATGATATAATCTTTCTAGATAGAATGTTAGTTCTTGAAAAGAAAACTAAGAGGCACAAGGCACAGGTAAACTTTCAAAAAAAGTTACTCTAGAATTGATAATAGAATTTATGGAGTAAAAGAAGAGCCAGACATTCCTAGCGAAGTTTCTAGCATGGCGCTAGATCAGTTTCGAAAAAATCTTAAATTTGAAAATGGAAAAAACTATGACACAGTATGGCATATCCGAAGAAAATTCTGACAGACACGTAATGATTGATATAGAGACCTTCGGTACGACACCGGGTTGCGTTATTAGATCTATCGGTGCTGTTTTCTTTAATCCAAAGGGACACCCTGAGAAATCTCTTGGGCCAGAGTTTTATGTGAATATTCGAGAAGAAGAACAACTCGAACTTGGCGCAGTCAAAGATGAAAAAACTGTCAAATGGTGGAATCGCTGGGACAACAAGAAAGCTCAAGAGCAGCTTCTGGTTGATCAGAAAAGTTTCGAAACAGCTTATAATCTTTTTTGCATGTTCATAAAAGGGAATAACGGAAAATTCATGTGGGGCCAAGGAGCGAATTTTGATTCAGTTCTTCTTGAGGATCTCATGAGAAAAGCTGGTTATCAAGTACCATGGCAGTTCTATAATATTCGTGACACAAGAACTATTTATGAAGCTGCTGAAATTGACACAGAGTGTGTTCAAAGACCAGGAACATTTCACAATGCTCTCGATGATGCGAAACATCAAGCTAGGCTAGTTCAGAAATCTTTTGCACGAATCGCGCTAATCTAGGAGAAAGACATGACAGATTTTGGTATTGAATCACTTCTAGAATTCAACAAAGCATTTAATGTTTTCACAGGAGACCCAGATAAACCAGAAGTTCCTAAGTCAACTGATAGTCACACGAAAGCAGATCTTCGGAATTACACAGAACAAGCTGTGAAGTTCGGTAAAGAACTAAAGCAACTCGCGGCGAATGCAAAAGAACGTGGTGACGATAACGGAGCTCTTATTCTAATTCGTCTTCAACTCATCCAAGAAGAACTTTCTGAACTAGCAGAAGCTTTCTGTTTTGAATCGATAGTAGATTCTTACGATGCACTCGTTGATTTGAGCTATGTCGTAGATGGAACGTATCTCACTCTTGGGCTGCATAAAAAGAAACTTGCTGGATACACTGAAGTTCATCGTTCAAACATGAGTAAGTTAGACGACAACGGGAAACCAATAATTTCGAGTGCAGGTCGTGTAGTCAAAGGACCAAACTATAGCATACCGAGACTAGATCTTGTTTTAGAGGCAGACTATGATTAACAAGAGTTCTTGGAAATGCTCATCCGCCAATCAAGTTAGAGGTCCATAAATCATGAGCATACTCAGTGCACAGACTATTCGTCACAAGTGCCAATACGAAAGTCTCATTCTTCCTTTCTGTGAAAGAACCGCATTTATGGGACTTTCATTTGGGTTGAGCCCTTGTGGTTACGACGTTCGAGTTGAGTTTGACAAAGAGGGAAAGCTAGAATACCAGATCATGTATCCTGGAGCTTTTCTTCTTGCTTCGACGATTGAACGTTTCAGAATGCCGAAGAATCTCGTTGGTTTTGTTCATGACAAGTCAACTTGGGCCAGACGAGGAATTGCAGTTCAGAATACAGTCATTGAACCCGGATGGGAAGGATATCTAACTCTTGAACTCACGAATCATGGTTCAAAAGGTATTCGTATTGATCGTGGTGTGGGAATTGCCCAAGTCGTATTTCATAAACTCGATGAAGACACAAATCAGCCCTATGAAGGTAAATATCAGACTCAGAGTAGAGGTCCTGTTAGAGCTCTAAAAAGTTTGACTGAAAGTCCTGACTTGTAATTAGAAGCTGCCACTGGTAAGGTATAAAATTCATGAGTGAAGCTACAATGCGCTCCAACCTTGTCAAAGCGTTGGAAAAATTAGATGCTGTCCCAATTGAAATGCGCATGAGAGCTGGAACTCCAGATGTGAACTATATTGGAGGATGGATAGAATGCAAGTATTTGAAATTTTGGCCCAAGAACGCCGATACCTCTCCAGTGATCTTCGGTCACGAACTAACGAAAGAGCAGGGTTTGTGGGGCCGGAGAAGATGTCTCAGAGGTGGATCATCTTGGGTGGTCGCCCAAGTTTCTAGAGACTGGTTCTGGTTCAGCACTATTGTGGCAAGAGAGAACTTCAATAAGATGACAAGACCAGATATGCACAGTCTCTGTGCATTTCACCAGAAAAATCTGAAGTCTGAGGAACTGGTCGAGTGGTTGATAAATAATTCTAGGGGTTGAAATGCAAGGTAGTAATCAGGCCGCTTTAGATTTCCTAAAGAAATGGAAACAGGAAGGCCCTTGGGTTCTGACATCTATTCAGACAGATAAGAAGGGTATTTCAACAGCCACCTTTTATCCTAAAGATGAAGCTAAGTTACTCTCATGGCTTGAAGAGTACAACGGAACTAGAAACGTGTACTTTCACGTAAATTCAGTTCTGAGAGATCTTTCAAGTAAGGCCAACAAAGAAGATATTAAGAGTGCCGATTGGCTTCACATAGACATTGATCCACAAAAAGGTGAAGACCTCTCAGAAGAACGTGACAGAGCTCTAGCTCTGCTGACAGATAAACTTCCAAAGGGAATACCAGAGCCGACAGTAATCATCTTCAGTGGTGGTGGATTTCAAGGTTTCTGGAGGTTAAATAAATCTGTCGAGATTGAGGGTGACATTAAGAAAGCCACCGATTTTGAACTCTATAATAAACGTCTAGAGCAAGTTTTCGGTGGTGATCATTGTCATAATGTCGATCGCATTATGCGTCTTCCTGGGACAGTTAATATCCCAGATGCGAAGAAGAAAAAGGCTGGTCGAAAAGAAGAATTGGCCGTTGTATTCAAATTTGAGAATAAGTCCTATGATCTTGAGCAATTCAAGAAAGCCCAATCAGTTCAGATAGAAGGAGGAATTGGTAATCAGGGTGGTGGAGAGTCTATATCCGTTTCTGGGAATATTCAGAAGATCATAGATCTTAATGAGCTTGATGAATGGAATGTTCCAGATAGAGTGAAAGTCATCGTTGCTCAGGGGAAGCATCCTGATCAACCGAAAGAAGGTGATAACAGTCGATCTGCTTGGTTATTTGATTGCATCTGTGGCTTATTTCGCTGCAATGTTCCTGAAGAAGTAATCTATTCTCTTATCACTGATCCAGCTTGGGGAATTTCAGAAAGCATCAGAGAATCTAAGAATCCAGATAGATATGCAATTCGACAGATGACTCGTGCTAAAGAGCATGTAGTTGATCCAAATCTTAGAATCATGAATGAGCGACATGCTATCATCGGCAACATCGGTGGAAAATGCCGAGTCATCGAAGAAGTTGAAGATGATATTATGCAGAGATCGAGATTGACGATTTCTTCTTTTGAAGACATTCGCAACAGATATTCACACATCAGAGTTGAGATCGGTCTTGATGCGAATAACAAGCCAATCAAAGTTCCTCTTGGGAAATACTGGCTAGACCATCCCATGAGAAGGCAATTCGATCATATGAGGTTTATGCCAAATGGTGATAAGAAGGGGGTCTACAATCTGTGGAGAGGTTTTGCGGTTGAACCAAAACCTGGAGATTGTTCTTTGTATTTGAAACATATCAAAGACAATGCTTGTCGTGGTAATGAGCAGTACTATGATTACTTTATGAAATGGATGGCAAGAGCAGTTCAAAATCCTGCCAGTCCAGGAGAAGTCGCTATTGTCATGCGTGGAGGAAAAGGTGTCGGAAAATCACTTATCGCGACCATATTCGGGAAACTTTTCGGAAGACATAATCTTCACATCGCCAACCCATCTCACCTCATCGGAAATTTCAATGCCCATCTTCGAGATGTCATATTTCTATTTGCCGATGAAGCTTTCTTTGCTGGTGACAAGCGACATGAATCAGTTCTTAAAATGTTGGTCACCGAAACCAGTATCCCAATTGAACAAAAGGGAGTTGATGTCGAAACTTATCCAAACTATGTTCACCTCATTATCGCAGCCAACGATCCCCATGTTATTCGTGCGTCTGGGGATGAGCGTCGTTATTTTGTGCTAGAAGTCGGCGATGGAGCCAAGCAGAATAAAAAATTCTTCGGGGCTATGTATAGACAAATGGTTGAGCAGGGTGGTCTTGAAGCTCTACTATTTCATCTTCAAAATATTGATCTAACAGACTTTGAAGTGCGAGATGTTCCTCAAACTGATGCTCTGCAAGAACAGAAGCTTCTGTCGATGGGGACAGAAGAAGAATGGTGGTACAGAAAATTGCAGAATAGCCGCTTACTCGAAAGCGATGCAACTTGGACGCAGACTATCCCCTGTGATAAGTTGATTAACGATTTCACAAATTATGCTGAGAAATGGCGTGTGAATCGTAGAGGAAATGAAACTGCCCTTGGCAGGTTCTTATCTAGAGTTTGCCCGCATACAGAAAGATCGCAGAAACGTGTTAACATGGAAGTTCTAGACGAATCGACTGGAAGACATGAAATGAAAACGGTTCGCCGGTATTTCTACGACTTTGGAGATTTGAAGAGATGTCGTGATGAATGGGAAAAGGCACACGGAAAAACAGAATGGGAAACAGCTTCAAATGATTCTCACAGTGAAAAAATAGAAGGACCTTTCTAGTGCACTGCCAAATTTTCATAATTCTGTACATGTCCCTATCTTTGATAATTGCAGAGATTGGATTAAGATCAACGGAAATAAAAATAGACAAAGAGATAATCTGGCTAACAGCACTCGTGATTCTGTTATTCTGCCAGATAGTCGTCTTATTTACAGGGCTGAAAATTTTGGTAAACCGCAGACACAAAAAATAGGCTGTACAGCCTAGCAGCCACTAAGGGCTTGGCATAGGCAGCAGGGCAAAGGCTGTAGGGCTAGCCACAAAGGCTCGCTATAAGCCGTTTAAGTTACACAGGGTGCAAGTGCAAAAAATGGCGACCAGTATTGAGGTAATAGCGAAAATTGTTGGGTTCATGGATAGACAACTTCTTTTAAATGAAGACATCTCAAACTCTTATCAAATTGAAGCAATTATCGTAGAACACCAGTTTGAAGATGGAGAGACATTCAATCTAAGAATCTCATCTGGGTTAGATAGCCTCACTAGAAAAGAAATCTGGCTCAATAAAGATCTTTTTATTGGAAAAAGAATAAAGTTCAAATGTCAGCCTTTTGATTTCTCTCTTCCCCGTTTTCCATTCTTCTTGGGTTTCGAAGATAAGATCGTCCTTCCAAAGCCAAAGAAAAAAGAAGTCATTCAAGGTGAATTATTTTAGTTGTCATCTAATTTCTAGTTTGGCAGTATATAAACACTGAAGCGTAATAGAGGTGGCTCGGTACATGAATATGCCAGAGGCGGCTTGTCATGGGGCCTATAAATATCCGGTGAAACCGAGCCACGCCTATTGCGCTTCAATGGAGGAAAGATGACAAAAGTTACTGAAAGAATACATTTCAGACTCATCTGTATGCCATGTTGTGAACATCTGTTCTGTAATGTAAATCCTCGTCTACCGTCATTTTGTCCAGCTTGTGGGAAACATGTGTACCCAGAGGTTAGAAATGGAATTCTTTTATCAGACGAAACTGCCATACTGAAATATGAAAAAGGAGAATAACCTTGACTGTTCTTAAATCACTTGAAGAATTGGGTGAAGCTATGGGTACAAAGAAATTCAGTCATTCCGAGCTAGTGACTGTAGAACCGATTTACATGAAACAGCTTGTTGAGAAATACGGAGCGAAAAAGATCGCTGCTACTCTCGGACTCGGTTCTTCAACAATCAGCAAGGCAATTGCTACCAACAAAATTCGATTGGTCTTTGAGATAGCGGCTAAGACAATTTGGTCTGAAAGAGAAGGAAGCTCTACTATGCCAAAACTTTTCATTTCCGAGGTGCCAAAGGCGAAAGAAGAAATGCTCCGGGGGTTTTTGACCGCCACTGGAATCAAGTTCTCGGTGCTGCGATGAGATATCTTTGCTTTGAAACAGAAGGGCTGATTGATTTCAGTTCGATTACCACGTTTGGATTGAACGTGAAACCAAAGACCAGCAACCCGATTGGTTATTTCGGAACTGGCTTGAAATACGCGATCGCTGTTCTTGCACGAATGGGTTCAAAAGTAACATTCATGATCGATGGCATTTCCTATGAATTCTTCGCCAAAGATTTTGACTTTCGTGGAAAGACTTTTCAAAAAATCAGGATGCGAAAGCGTCATGGTTTAACCCGAAAGTTCACCTACAAAGAGCTTCCATTCACGACTGAATATGGAAAGAATTGGGAGCCATGGCAGGTTTTCCGTGAGCTTGAATCAAACACACGAGATGAGAAAGGCAGTACATTCCTGATCGATGAAGATTCACCAGAGGGAATGTCCTATCTGAATGATGAGAATCACCATCGTGGTAAGACTATCATCATGGTTTCAGATGAGAAAGTAATTCAGTCTTATTTTGATCGAGACAAGATATTTCTGCCAGAATCTTTGAAGATGCGAGTCGGAACAGAATCAATTCAAGTACTGAACGCTCCATCAAATCACATCTACTATCGAGGGCTCAGAGTTGCTGATCTTCCAATTCCTTCAACATTCACCTACAACATTCTCTCAAGTTTGGAATTAACAGAAGACAGAACAGTCAAGTATATGTTTGTTGTTGACTGGCATGTTCGCGACTTCATCATGGGTTCAGATGATCTTGAATATCTTAATTCGATTTTTGATGTTCCGAAAGATAAATCTTATGAATCAAAGCTTGATTTTGAAGGATTCAGCGGTCAACCATCTCTCACTTTCTTGGGAATTATTGGTGATCGCCGAAGTTATGGGAAGAACCTCTGGAACCGAATCGGGAGTTATTATTCTACATACTATCCTCCAGAAAAATCAGACCCAGAGATCGCGAAGACATTCCGTCGATCTTTCTGGAAAAAGATCAAAGTCTTTGGACAAACGATCAACGATAACCCAGAAGTGTTGAGAGAAATTACTGAGAAACTTGATTCTGAGAATAGATCAGACTGCTTGACTGCTTTTCAGTCTTTGTTAGATCAAATCTAAAACTCATGTGAGGAGGCTCTATCTTGAGTATTCATGATAAAATTCTGCAATTGCGAAAAGTCATTCCTGAGAATGGCGCGACAGAAGCAGAGACAATCACAGCAATTGAGCTAGCCAACAGGCTGATGGAGAAACACAGGATCAGTGAAGAAGATCTTATGAAAGCCTCATTCTCAAAAGATATGAGTGAAGGATCCTGGGAAAGTCATACGAAACAACTTGATCCAGCTGCAAAGCTTTGTTCGGTTGCTATTTCTGAGTTTTGTGAAGTTTCTCTGTGGGTAAAAAGAGACGTCAGATTCTTCGGGTTTCATGCAGATGTCGCAATGGCAGAATTTCTTTTTAAGCTCATATCAGGAAGCATGAAAAGAGCTTGGAAAGAGTATCTGGCGGCAAAGCAGTATAACGAAAAAGTGAGTCATCACACAAGATTTTGGAGTTTTCATGCAGGATTCGCTCAGAGAATTAATCAAAAACTTCGAGAGATGATTTATGATAGAACGAAAAGTGGAAGTGGTCTAGTAGCTCTTAAGAGTCAAACAGTAGAGCTAGCTCTGAAAGAGGTTCTAAACATAACTCTAGAAAATTCAAGAAAGACTTCTTTTAGAGTCACAGAAAAAGATGTAAGCGCTGGATACAAAGCAGGAGATGCTGTCAATCTATCAAGACCGCTCCAAGAGAGAAGCGAAACAAAATTCATAGAGTAGAAATCTGGCTATTGTTCTAGAACAAGTTTTTGCTTAAGCTGGTTTCTATAAAGGAAGGTGTGCATGTCAAAACGATATCTTAGTGCAGAAAAGGCGCAATGCGATGATTTCAATGTAGCGTTCACTGGTTTAGAAGGAGAAACAGTGTACGATGCTATGACTCACACGGGTCAGTGGGCCATGATGACAGAATTGTCTTGGCAGTTGTATGGTCGACCCGATGGGAAACTCGGCCTTGGTTTTGGACAGAAATATCGTCGCAATTCTGCTGGCGAGCTACATAAGGTGGAAGGATGATCGAAGTTTTTCTTTGTGCAGATTCATACTTTGGCTCTGACGAAACGATTTATCAGGACTTTAAGTATGTGATCGTAGAAAATGGAAAAGTTTCTACGATGCCAGCCGATAATCAACAAGATGAAAAGAACATGTGGGAGAAATACCCAGAGCGAAATTGGAACGATGGCTGTCTAAGTCGCTGGCGAGGAAAACTTGATCGTAGCGAAATGACAGACAGTCTTGCGATTGAAAAACCAGAAGTCTGGGCTGCCTTGAATGAATGGACAGAATTTCAGGATAGAAGCGCGGGATGATGCTACATATTTCTGTTCACTGGAATTGTGAGAATGAAGATTCCATCTAAGATCGCGATAGGGTATCCCAGGAAAGATGGTCCTATTATTCTTGGGCATGTGATTAACCACACCATTCCAAAAGACTGTCTTATTGGAACTCAGGTTGGAACAAAAGAAGTTGCGTTTACTCTCGATGTGGTTTACTATCCTGATAACCCAAGAGGTGAGCAACTTGAAGCTATCCTGAGGCCAAACCAGCCTATTCCAAAGAATTTCTGGGGTGGCTACATTATAGAAGCCGAAATCATTCTAAATGAGCAGCCACCAATAGAGTCACCGTTTTGAATATCTACTAATGTTCCCACAAACCATAGGCCGACAAATGAATATCACAGAGAAATATCGCCCGAAATCCCTCGATGAAGTTCTTGGACAGCCACAAGTAACAAAGAGTCTGAAATCTATCATCGAAGAAAAGAAACATTCCAGCTTCATCTTCGAAGGACCATCAGGAACTGGAAAGACGACTGTCGCCCGAATAGTGGCTAAGATGCTTGGAGCGAGTGGTATGGATATTGAAGAATTCGATGCGTCCACAAATTCAGGTGTGGATGATATGCGGTTACTTGCGGAAAGACAGTGTGTGTTCCCAATGAGTGGTGCACGAGTATTCATCGTTGATGAATGTCAGCGTCTTTCAAAAAATGCCTGGGATGCTCTTCTCAAATCGATTGAATCTCCTCCAGTAAGCAATTACTGGATTTTCTGTACGACTGAAATCAGCAAGGTTCCAGCGACAATCAAAACTCGTTGTCTTCATTACAAGTTCAAGGCCGTTACTCCGGTAGAAATGATTCCTCACTTGAAAAGTATTAGGGAATTAGAAAAATTCTCTATAAGTGATGAGCTTATTGAAAAGATTGCTTCCTCAGTTGGTGGAAGTCCGAGAGCAGCTATACTTCGGCTTGAGCAAGTGAACGGGCTATCATCTGAAGAAGTAGAAGCACTGCTCAGTGTAGAACAAGGAATTCCAGGAGGTTATGAACTCGCAAAACTCTTGAATGATTCAGCATTTAATGTATCAGAAGTAATGTCTTTACTGAAAACTCTAAAAGATGAAAATGCAGAGGGAATTCGTCAAATCGTCAGAGCGTATTTCACAACCGTTTTGATGAACTCACCAAGTAAGCGTTGGCCGAAACTTGTTCTGGCTGCCTTTATTCAGCCATGCGTTGAACAGAACTATGTGACTGACCTTGTGATGAAAGTAGTGACTTTGGAAAAGTGGAGGCAAGCACCTTGATTTACCTTGTGTGTGGTGGAAGACAATACAAGAACAAGACATTCATTTATGATGTTCTAACGAAAGCTCGTCTTAAAGATCTTGAATGTATTGTACACGGAGGGGCAGAAGGTGCTGATCAACTCGCTGGCCTCTGGGCTATTGAAAATGGCATACCCGAAATCATTGTTCCAGCCGCCTGGAAATATTATGGCAGAGATGCTGGACCGATTCGCAATGGATGGATGCTGAAGTTCATAAAGATTGGGCATGTGATTGCTTTCCCAGGAGGACCTGGGACACAAAACATGATTCGTCGGGCTAGAATTCATGGAATACAAAATATCACACAATTTCAAAATGACTAATGAAGCTTGTCACCATTTTCTAAAATAACCAAATTTAAATTGTAAAGGAGCTATCATGAAGTGGAAATTAGACAGTTCCGTAATTGACTCTGTTGAAGTAAACGATTCAGAAGAAACTATCATCGAATTCAAAAACGGTGATCGTTACAAATATCAACACATTTCTCCCGGAGTGATTACAGAACTTGTTTCAAGCGATTCTCCAGGAAAGTATTTCAACCAACAAATTCGCAACAGATACAGGGAAGAAAAACTGTGACAAGAGAACAAACTAAAAAACTGAAGAAAATTCTTGGAGCTCCATGTGATGGTATCCGGATCGGATACGAGGATGGAGCATGGTGTCTTGCTGAAGGTTCAGGAATGAGCTTTGAGATAATCGTTCAACACGAAGATTTTGATGAGTTTCTCAAGCTTGTCTTTGACACATTTCCTGAAGAAAACTAAGGCTTGCCGCGAAACTTCCTTACCACTACGTTTTAGTTATAGCTAAGGAGGTAGTTATGCAAAAAGGTTTCTGGATTTCTGTTTTTGTCGATGTGAGTCACAAAAATCGTGATCGCCGTGGCGGTCATCGTGGAAGTCCTATCTTCGGTGGTGGCTGGGATGAATTCAGTACTCCGGGTGAGCGTAGGTTCTATAAGAAGCACTCAACCAAGAAAACGCGCCGTCTCCACAAGAAGATGACCGCTGAGGCTATTGACGAGTATTACAAGTGTATCCACGATGATTCTCTGGAAGAACTCAGTCTAGCTCTGGAATCCATGTACGACGATCCAACACAGGCAGATTACGATTGGTTTCTCTATGAAACTTCCAATGAAGGATATGAAAAGTACATTGAACACGAAAACTGGCAGGAACAGTACAATGGATACGAAAATGGCTGGTGCTACTGAATGGCAAACAACGTAATTGAAATAGTGTTTTCGACTGATCTTTCTATTGGGAGAACTTCAGCTCTCGGTGGTCTTTTGAACAAACTGCGTTACAAGATGGAGTATGCGGCCTGGAGAAAGAAAGCATTGGAAACCCCAGAAGATGATCATCATTCCTGGGAAAATCTTGAGCGTGAGTATGAATCGATAGGATTGCCATAGGACACTGAAAGCGGTTTTCTGTTCAAGATATAAACTTGTTGTGTTCTATTTCTTGTTGCAGTAATTGTTAAAACATAGCAAAACCAAGGAGGAACAGCTATGAGTACGACAGATCAGGAACTCGTGAAGGAATTCATCGCAAAGAAAGGTGTGACTCTTTGTCCACCAGCACTTGCGAAAGAGAACTCTGCGAAGGCATATCTCAGGGAGCATGTGTCTAAGATTCGCAAGATGTGGAAGAAAGACGCCAAGAAATGAAATACTATGTTCTGATGGTTTTTGATAAAGATCGTTGGATTCGTCAAGCTGAAGACCACGATCATCAACTGTTGAAAAACATTCGTCTTCACCTGCGTGATGAAGGTCGAAGAATCAGCGACATGAGAATTGTCACGTGTGACTCTTCATCAGAAGAAGACATTGAAGAAGCCACAAAGATGTTTAAGAAAGATTTTTTCAAGTTTGAGAATTGAAGGTGGTGAAGAATAGTAACCATCTTCGGCGGCCAACTGTTGTTCCTCCCCCTGATGTCAGTTGGCCGCTTCTTTTCAACATATGGGGAAGGATAGAAAAATGGAATTTAAGATTGAGAAAGATAAGAAGATTCCGAGTATCCACGGGAAAGAGAAGTATCCCTTGAAAGATATGGAAATCGGAGATTCCTTTTTCATCCCTGGGAAAACCAGTGGATCAATGAGCATGATCTTCAAGCGAATTCCCGACAAGAAGTTTACTTGTCGATCCCTCGTTGAAGATCAAGTTAAGGGAATTCGCGTTTGGCGAATCAAGTGAAATCTAGTAACTCCTGAGAAGAGATAATAAAATGGGCGATGATCCAATAGAAGATGAACTTAAAAAGTTGGTAGATTTGATATTTCTCTCGCCATGGCCTGATAAAAGGCCACTTTTTCTAGACTCTGGAAGTGATAGTCTAGTCTTTCCGTCTAGAGTGGGATCTAAGGATATTTCACCTGAAGATAGAGAATATAGCAAAGCTCGTGATAAGATCAAACACTTGATCAATCCAGTTCTTGATCAATCATTTGACGATATCATTGGAAATGAAGAAGCACTATCACTTCTCAAAGATGCAATTCAATCTCCGGTTCTTAAAAAAGAACTCTATGAATCTTATTGCATCAAGCCACCAAAGGGTGCTCTCATTTCTGGGCCTCCCGGATGCGGAAAAACTATGTTCGCTAGAGCAGCCGCAAACGAAATGAAGAGACTCTATGGGGATGGTGTTGAATTTCTTTCTTTCGCCGGTTCAGAGATCCAAAGTTCATTCGTCGGTCAAACTGAGAAACTAATCATAGACATATTCAAGTTTGCTCGAATCTACAAAAAGATAAAAGGTCATCCTCTATTGATCTTCATTGATGAGGCTGATGCTATTTTTCCAGACAGAAAAGGAAGAATTCGAAGAGTTGCCCCATGGGAAGAATCACAAGTTGCGACTTTTCTTTCTGAGATGGATGGCATACAAGAAAATGGAGCTTTTGTCCTATTAGCCACTAACCGCCCAGAAGTGATCGATTCAGCAATCCTTCGAGACGGTCGCTGTGATTTCAAGATCACAATACAGAAACCTTCTCGCGAAGCTGTTGAAGCAATCATCAGAAAGAATTTCAACAAAAAGGTTCCTTTGTCAAAAGATACCACACTTGGTGATCTTGTTTTTACAGCAGTAGAGTCGCTGTACGATCCTCATAAGGTCATTGTTTCTATGCATGGTCTTGGCGCTGATATTCAAAAACAAGAAAAAATCCTTGAAAAGCACAATGACTTCTGTCTCGAGCACATATTGTCTGGCGCGATGGCAGCTTCAATTCCGAGGCGAGCCTCAATGATAGCTTTTTCAAGAGACAAGCAGAGTGGCTGCTTGTCTGGGGTAACTACAGCTGATGTGATCAAGGCTGTTTCAATTGTTTTTGAAGAAAACAAGAATCTTGATCATTCATTCTACTTGAAACAATTTTTAGATCAGTTCAAAAAAGATCTTATGTCTGAAACTGAAAAAGCTGTCAACAAAAGCAACAAGAACCTCAACTAGGGTTTAGCTGCAAATAGCATTTTTAAATGACCGTTTGCGGACCATCAGAGTGGGGTTTGGCGCTGTTTTGGCGCTGGCTGGTATAGTGGGGGCCATGGCCCAAAAAGGCCACAGGCGCGCAAATTTGGGGTCTGGTTTTGGTGGTTTATAAGAAATCGGTCTCTTAGACAAAAAAGACTTGCGTTCGTTTATCTCGGCGCCTAATTTGTAAACACTAACTATTGAACCGCTGGAGATAACCATGATCTATGACAAAGAATACGTTGCCAAGTGGCGCGAGAAAGCAATCACGAGGGTAGAAGATTTATCTGTTGGGATGAAAGTCTACTCAAACGGCTTCCCAAAAAAGTTCATAGTTAAAGAACTTATTACCGATGCTGAATCATACAGGAGAGACAATTTGTCCGCTAATGGTCGGGATGACACAGTTCCTTCTTGGGTTGTTTGTGAATGGGAGAGTGCTGAGTTCCGCTTGTGCCGTTCTACTATTGCCTTAGCAGATCACAATGTTGGAGATTCTTACAATCCGTGGTTGCTATTTCGCACAGAAGATGAGTGTGAGGAGTACAAAGCGGGTTTGAAGATTTCTCTGGAAAGCTATTACTTTACTGATGAACTCCAGAGATCTCTATGTGATTAGCTCGCCATGACCAAGAAATGTTCAGCCAATAAGAAAGCTTTGACACCTGAACAGGTAATTGAAGCTCGCAACCATATGCAATCTGCCGCAAATTCGGCAACAGCGTCTTTCTGGCGCTCCGATGAGCGAGGTATCGCAAATCCATTCCATGCCAAGATAATGCTGAGCAAACTAAATTCAGCTTGCAAGACACTTGGCTATACAATGACTCCATCACCCACAAAGAAGCCCACAAGTCGTGACTTAGACGACGAATTTTATGAAGAGGTTCCGTTCTAATCATGAGACAAGAAGAACTTGACGCCATCAAGGCGCGCAATGCAGCCCGGACGCAGGGCGTGTGGATATATCGTCCAGACGAATACGATGATTGGGGGTCAGTCAGGCTTGATATAGCAAACGCAGATGGGTTCCGGCGCGTTGTTTGCCGCGCCAGCTACGATGCGGAAAAAACAAGCGCCGAACTCGATGAATACCGTCGCCGCAAAGATGATCCCAGCAAAGGCAATGGCCAGTTCATCGCCCACGCCAGCACTGACATTCCGGCCCTTATCGCTGCCCTTGAAGCATCACAAGAACGAGTGAAGGCACTGGAAGAAGCGTTGAAGCCCTTCGCTGATGGATACGCCATGGCGTGTCGTGAAGGCGTTTCAATTCGGGATGTGATTGGTTTGTCTGACCTTCGCCGCGCCAAAACAGCACTGGACGCCACCCCATGACCACACACCACACACCGACGCCTTGGCGCACAGTTGTACTGAAAGACAAGCGCCATCGCATGACTGTCATTATGGCGGGGGGCAGCTTTGACAAAGCGGTGCAGGTCGGGTGCTGTTACGCAAACCACGTTTCGCACGAAGAAGCAGCCGCCAACGCTGCCTTTATCGTCCGTGCCGTCAACTCTCATGACGCGCTGGTTGAGGCCTTGGGGCCAACTCTCAACGCCAAGTCGCTTAAGCTGGTCACTGAGCACGTGGAAGTGTTTAGGGCGATGGGGGATATTGGCTTGGCCATTGCACTTGAAATGCTGCTCAAAAACCACGCCAAGCGCGTTGCCGCTCTCGCTCTTGCCAAGGGAGAGAAGTGATGGCCGCTATCACATATCACGACGCCACGCGCGTTTTCCGGGTGATGGGCCATGTTGTTGGCTGGACATGCGAGCCGGACGGCGGGTGGGCGTTTCAACTGTTCGGGCTTGGCGTTTGGCGGATGAGCCGTGACGAACCTGTCGGCTGGACGATTGGTCCGTTTGTGACCCGAAACAATGGTCTCACCGCCACGTGTTCAATCTCATTCATCCCCGCTTGGCACAATCTTTTGAAAGCAAAACTATGACGAATATCCCGATATGGAAAATTGCAGGCCTCAACATTCGCACCCGCGAGCGGCGCGGATACGTCAAGGAAGTTCAGGGCTACACATCGTGGACTGAATACCAAGTGATCAAGGGGCGCACCATATTGCAGCGCTTTGACACCATGGAAGCGGCTGAACGGTTTGCGACCGAGCGCGTCGGCGGCGTGTGGAGGAAACCATGACACCCACCGACAAACTCGAACTGGCAACCGTTCTGGAAAACATCCGCACGTCATTCCTGCGCATGACAGACCATGAACAGCGCATTGAACAGATCGCCCGCTCTCTCACAACCCCTCCTGTCATTGAAGGTGGACCATGGGACGGCAGGGCAGAACTCAGGGAGATAGCGAAATGAGCGACAAGATTAAAGTCAACATTTATTCGGCGGGGCCACTTTTTATCTCTGCATCCCCAGATGAGTTTGGCCGAGTTTTTTCTGCGATGTCGTCTGTCGATCAGGTGAACGTTCTCCGATCAATGATCAAACACATGGAACCTCACAAAACGCAGTGGGACTATATTTCAATTGAACTGGACCGCCCTGAAAACGCTGATGTGTTGCACGCTTTTCGGCAAATGGTGCAATCATGATCACGCGGGAACAAGCGATCAAAGCTCAGCTTGAATTGGACGAAGCCAGCAAAGCAGCACTGCTTTCTTTTTGGCGCACAGAAACGACCGGGAACGAAATGCACGACCCCGCCAACAGATATCACTCAACAAAGCTCTTTGAGAGCCTCTCCAAGGCTCTCGCCGTCCTTGGCTACACAATGACGCCAGCGCCTACACAAGAGGCGCAGCCATGAGCGCCCGCATGTCAATCCCTGACTGGTGTGACGAAATCCCTTTTGACAACGGAGCAAGGTGATGAATGAAGTAACGCAGATTGATACCGGGGCAACACTGGTAACACCCGTCGCAAATACTCCCATGGCCATCATTGAACGGGCCATCGCGTCCGGCGCATCACCAGAAACGCTTTCCAAGCTCATGGACCTGCAAGAGCGCGACAGGGCAAGGGCGGATGCACTGGAAGAAGCGGCCCTTGTGATTGAGAACGGGCAAGAATGCTACCATTCCGAAGATCAGTCCTACCATATTGAACCGCGAGGTTCCGGAAACCAGATCGGATTGGCGTACGTCACAGCCATCCGTGCATTGAAGGACGCCAAGCCATGAAACAATTATCCTGCATCGAGATTACCTTTCCTGAGCCTGTTGAATTTACACAGCAAGACCAAAGCGACTTGTTGGCGTTGGTGACGCGCATCACAGATCGCTATTGCGCCACCCATCCGGGGCGCACGATGTGGGCTTTCGGTGTCGGCCAAAAGATGCTCAGCAACCCATTCCTGACGGGTGATGATCAGCCCTTGGAATTTGACGCCAGAGTTTTTTCAATCGAGTGCAGCGAACGCGCCGACTACCAATGGCCATGCACCAAATGCGGGAAACCGCAGGGCGATCACAAGGGGCACATCGTCAGTCCGCCAGCAGGTGATTGCGATTTCACGGTGGAAAACGCATGACCGTCACACCAGAACAGCGAGACGCCGCGTTTCAGGCGATGTTACAAGAGTGGAACAATCACGTTCGCCGCCTTAACTTTCATTGGTGCCCATCCAATGAAAAGGCTTTCATTCTTCAAAACGCCCTCGACGCCCTCATTGCCCTTGGCTGGCAGTTAGTGCCAGAGGGAAGCGTGGTGGTGCCGAAGGAGCCGACAGCCCAAGAGTTTGACACCATCCGTGAGATCATCAAGTCCACAAAGTGGCTCGGAATGCCGGGTGGACGGACTATGACAGAAGCAACACGCGACGTTTACCGCGCCATGATCGGCGCAAAGGGAGAGTGACCATGCTGGACAAAATGAACGAAGCTATCGAACACGACACAAAGGATGACGCGACACCAGACTGGGCGATATGGAAGGGCGAAGGCCCGGCTCCCGCGTATTGGTACGCCGTCAATCCAGACACCAAGGAGCACACGAAAGTCTATCGCAGTTACGAGGACTACGTGGACGACTGAGACACACGATTCACCTCTCTCCGCTCATGTGGTATAGAGGGGATGGAAGGGCGGCGTGGAAGGACACGCATCGTAAGAGGAAGATGGAGCGCAACAACTTACGAATTAGCAATCCAGCAGCGCGCGAAACAGAGAGCCATAGCCGATTATCACATATCGGCCCTTTCCAATTATTTTAATCTCTAGATGAAACAAAAGAGCTTGTGTTCTGTTTCTACATAACCTAACCTAAATGCATTGGCTAAGGAGGAACACATGACCAAGGTTACTATTGGAATTTTCTTGATCTCAGGCTGGCTGTATTTTGGCTATGCCTTTGATCTCTTGGAGAGGGCTCACTGACATGACAGAGAGCATCAAAGTCAAGAATCGCATCTTATGCGAGAATCTTGGTAGAGTCCTTCGCGTGGTTCACTACGAAGAAGATATTTTCGCTCCAGGATGCTTCCTAGTGCAGAATATTCGCGAAATGAATTGGACAAGTAGCGATCGCGTACTTGCCAATTGTATGGTTGACTCTTGCCCAATCGATCCAGCTGTTGATGATGTAGAATTCTTATTCGCACAGGATCAAAGCTGTGACTTTGGGAAAGCGACTTCCTACTATGGTAGGATGAGAAAAGCAATCGCTGCGACTCGCCAGCACAAAACATATCAATACCTTAAAGGAGAAGGAAAATGACCAGCGTTGATCCAAATCGCTTCCAGCGCATCGTGATTGCTGGAGCTCTCGAACTGTATGCCAAGACTGGCATGAAGGTCAATCGTGCATACACACCGAAAAACATGATTGCGACTGCAGAGCGTCTCCTTGGGAGGAAGTTGCCAAAGAGAGATTATCTAGGCGCGGCCAAACTGCTGAGGGAAAGCTGAGCACTTCAGGGGGTCTATCGTCATATCTGTGTGGACCACCGTGAGGAAATTGAAAAACACATCTGGGGAGATGAGACATGCAAGTCTTTAGGATAGAAAAACCCACTGGAGAGGGACCATGGAGATCAGATGCTGCGAGTATCTGTTATAAAGAATGTCCAAGGACGAAGAAATGTCCTCAACACATGCCGATACCTAGGTGGATTCATATTTCAGTCCATCCATCATTGAAACTCACTGGTGATAATAATAACGCAATTTTCGGTTTTAAGAGTGAAGAAGATCTTCATAGGTGGTTCTCTTCATACCATCTTGAACTTCTACAAGTAGCTGGACTGAGAATTCGTATCTACTCGTGTCCTAAGGAGTTTGTCGATTGTGAGCATTCAGGAGGGCAGTGCGTCTTTAGTAGAAGTGACTCTACTATTCTACATGATCTTGATCCTATTGATCTTGTGAGAGAAGAAGTTTTTGCGTAGCTCTTAGGCTGACAAAAAAGGTTTGCCATCTTTTGTCTGGGGGTGCAATGTAAGCTTGTGGCTAAAGGAGGAAATTATGCCCCGATATAAAGCAACTATTCGCGATGTTGAAGACACAGTTCTTCAGGAAGAGACTTTCAACACTCTTTCTGAAGCAACGTCCTTTATCAATTCTCTTTTCGAAGAACAGGACTTGGATGATATTGAAAATTACGAATTCATCCCTGAGGAGAATCTTTACCATCAGGAGGCATATCGTTCTGATGACGATGAAGAAATGCTTCAAGCTACCATTGAAATTTGCTGAGGAGAAAAGAAAAATGGGAAGGCTCGATATGAAAGAAACGAATTTCGAAGTTGTGTTCGTTTCTTTTTCTTCAAAAATTCCTCGTATGATGGCTATTCCATCTGATATCCCAACGAATCCAGCTGCAAGGCATGCTTGGATACAGGGAACTCTTTCATCACTTTCTCAACTGTACGAAAATGCCTATCTGATGGAAGACGGTGTACCAATTGTCAAGTACTCAGTAGAATCCAGAAATCCGAAAATCGTATTTCAGGATCTGCCGTGAAATATCAGCTCGTCATTGTATGGCTTTTTTCAATTATTCCGAATCATACGAGGATAGAGCCAATTTTTGTTTCTCAGCCGATACCTCTTGAGTATTGTGAGCGTCTGCAGATCATGGTCAGGACTCGGCCGAGTAAGAAGATCATGGCGTACTGTCTTTGAGGCTAGATAAAAAGTGATTGCACTCTAGCTTCTCCGATGGTAGGTTAATTTTGTTGTTAAGGAGGAACTACAGTGGAAGAACTTGAATTCACACGATCAATGCTCTTGTCATTCATCGCAATTATTTTTGGATCTGGCTTGGCGATTTGTTTGATTTCGCTCATTTCCAATTCCTATCACAAGATGTTCAAAGACCAACGCAAAACGAATCATGAGGCAGAGGATTAATTCTCTAATTAGAACTTAGAAAAGTAATGCTTGCATTCGTTTGTCTGCGCTTGTAGCTTGGGTTTGTAACTACAGGAGGAACGCATGAGTTACATAGAGCTCCCAAGTAAGAACTTCCGTGAAATCACCAAGAGACTGGGTTACAAACGGAGATCTCTCTGGGTTCAGCCAGCAGAGTTCGTTACTCTTTCAGAACTGAACTGGAGCGGAGGGACGAAGAGCATCTATACTGCGGTGAGGCTCGCAGATTTTAAAACTGTCGGCATGGAATACCTCGGTAATCCAGCCCCTTGGGACAACAAAGACGAAGGTCGCAGGGTGCCAATGAAGCCTGGATTTCTTCTCGTCAAGACAGGATTCTTCTGTGGAAAAGAATCTTTGATGACAATCTATGTTCACCCAGAAAACATGTCAAACATGGTAGAAAACGGATATCAGACAAAGAAGATGCAGCATGATAAAGAGCTATGATCAGCTGACGATGAAAGAAAAGTGCCAGATCTTCCTTAGAGCTGATGATGAGGATACCAGACATTCCTATTGGGAAGATATCGTCGAAGAAGCTGGACCCATCATTCTTGACTCGTGGCTCAAATCAAAGTTCAATGAGAATAAAGTAACGAAAGCAGAGTCCGAATGGGGTGGAATCATGGAAGAGTGGTGCATCTTCGCTTCTGACAGTGAGAAATCTGAACTTCTTGGGATGCTCAAGCTAGATGACTAGAATCAATTTAGTGCCTCCTCAAGAACTCTCTGGCAAACACCTCGTTGCCGAGTATCGTGAACTACCCAGAGTGTTCGACTTAGCACTCTTCTACTATCTCCGAGGCGACACATCACCAATTCCAACAGAATATGTTCTTGGAACTGGCCATGTCAAGTTCTTCTATGACAAGCTTCTTTTCATCCTCAAAAGAAATAACGATTTGATCGACGAAATGCACCGGAGAGGTTATCACACGAGTTTCCCGAAGAGAACGATAGAGGTCCTGAATATGTATCCCTCTTCTCTTCAGAATGATTACGTTCCGACTGAAGAAGCACTGGCTTTGAACAGAGCAAGAATTAAGGAGAGATCGTGAAGAAAATAGAAGCTTGGACCACCGCCGATGGAATGATATTTCTTAGCGAGGGTGAAGCTAAGAAACATGCAGATGAACGATACGGAAAAGCTCTCCTGCAGATCTCCAAGCAAATGGTTGATGTTACCGATGGTAAGTATGGAAGGACCTCAACTTTCATTGAGGAAAATCTAGATAAATTTCTCGAACTTCATTTTCTGAGGGAAGACATAAAGATTGGGGATACTGAAGATTAGGATAAATTGAGTTTGCCCTCGCTTTCCACTTGGGTTACTTTTAAGCATGGTATAAAGCCACAGAGGAGATAAGCATGGCACGAGTTGTGATGAAAGTCGGTAGCGAAGGTCCTATGCATGATCCTTACAACTTCACCGAGATCACGCTATTCAGGACTGATGGTCAGTATGCGACTTTCCATGTTGGAGTCGTAACATGGGTCAACATCAATGGTCGCAAATTGGGGGGTGACAGCGAAACCGTGATCACACAATTTGAGAACTTCTCTGGCATAGAAATTACCGAAGCCATGCGTCTTCCAAGCAAGATTCGGAAATATCGTATGCGCAACCTCAGCCCAGAGGAAAGAGAAGAACTCTACCAGCTTGAGGAAGATTCTATGCGCCTCATTCACGATTCAGTGTGAGCAGCAGATGTCAACCGTTCCAAGAAACTCTAATGGCTGGCCTGTCATCTCACCTGAGTTGATGACCTATACAGAGATTTTGGCAGAGGCTCACAAGTGGAAAGAAGGACGGCGCTCTCACAAGACGACTGTTTCCAATTCTGAGTGGAAGAAATACACAAACGAACTCGTAAAGAGAGGGTTCTCAACAGCGATCGAGATTCAGGAAGGCATCCTCCCAGATGAAGTTCCTGGGGAAGAAGCAAGGGTTCGTCATGAAGCATGGACCGCTGGAAAATCTTATTCAAAGGTGATCAAATGAAAAATCAGGAAATTTTTGACAAAGCTTATCTTGGGCTGAAGTCACAGGGATTCATACGATCAGTTTCTTCTGGTATATCCTGTGTATACCGTGGTCCTGAAGGACGAAAGTGCGCTGTCGGTTGGCTTATTCCAGATGAAAAATATGATCCTAAGTTTGACACTGAGATTTGGGGTTTTCAGAGAATTTTCAAGGAGATCAGAATATCTATTTCACAGCAGCAGGATTTCTTGATTGAAGAACTCCGTTTCTGCCATGATTCATCTCGTCAGCCAGAAACTATGAGAAATAAGCTTCATACAATCGCAAAAGATTTCAATCTGAAAATTCCGCAGGATCAGACCGATGAACAAACAGCAGATCTTTGACAAAGCATATCTTGGGCTCAAGTCTCAAGGATTCAAGCAATCCAGGAGACGAGTTAGCTCCCAAATTAGGACGCTGTGCTCCTACAGAGGTGGCGAAGGACGGAAATGTGCCGTCGGCTGGCTCATACCAGATTCTATTTACAAGCCATCTTTCGAGCTTATGAGCCTATCTAAGCTGATGAGAAAACTCGGCGTTTCTGATAGTCTGGATTCTTTTGTGTACTCATTGAGGTTGGCTCACGATCAAAGCCACTTTCCTGAAGATATGAGTGAGGAACTTGTGGCTATAGCAAAGAAACACAATTTGAAGATTCCTCAGTAAATATTCTTTTCAAGGAGAAGACGGAACAGGGCGTGATCTTCATCGCGCCCTTGATCTTTTAAAACTGCCAATTCCTCGAGGAAGTCCTTATGAGTTTCGCATGGACTTCCCATTTCCTTGGCGACCCTTGGAACCCAGAGAAGCATTAGATGCTCGAGTCCATAGACGATCTCCAGTGGGTGTGCCCATCTCCAGCAATAGTAACTGTTTGGATCCGTCTTTGTTGGATTCACCTGCTTATGAGGGCTGTAAGGCAAGATCATTCTGAGTATCCTGCCAACACGTGGAGAGAGTACTGAGGGAAAATCCTCAAACAGATGTTCAACGAGAACCTTCTTAGAAATGAAGCCTGAACTTGGAGATCTCTTAGCTTCCTTGTTGAACCATTGGTAGAGTCTCACTTCTGCGATAATGTTCTTTGGATCAAAGACAGCGTGCATCCCTCTCTTTTCACGCGGATCACCTAAAATGAATATTGGTCCTTCATAATATCCACCAACTTTGTTTTTCACAGGGTTGTACTGATCACGGTAATGCAGCCTCAGGTCTCCGACGGTTTTCGGTGTTTTGTGGGTGATTTGCATGTTTTGAGGTTCCTTATGGAAGTAAGTAGAGTCAGATGGTCTGTTGTTAATAGAGTAATATCTAAATAAGTCCTTGTAAAGGCTAAGTTTTCTCGGATAAATATCAGGATAGCAGGATATTGGGTTGTGACTTTGGCAGCCACAAACCGGGGGCTAGGGGTAAGGTGGTGGTGGGTAGCCCGGTGCGGTGCAAGCTGTGGCTGGTAGTAGTGTCTTTATTTAATATAATAATATAATAATATAATAGAAATAAGACCTTGTTTTATATGAGTTTTTTCATATTAGTTTGGAAGATTTGTGACTCTACTAAAATCGCCCTTGTTTTTCTGATTCTCTTGGGATAGTTTGTGATATTGGGAAATCTATCTCTGTTTCTCTCACGCGTGCGCAGGAATCTATCACAAATGGCCGATACAAAAGACCTCAAGGAATACGGATCTAAGCGGGGCGTTTTCCGGGCTGTCCCTGTCCAAATGTTCGACGGGACCTGGAGAACGCAGATCATCACCGGTCATAAGTTCACTGACCGAGAGAAGGAGATATTCCTAAATGAATATTCCAAGCATGGGAGAAAGGGAGCTGCGGCTCGTATCGCTGGGGTATCAACAAAGACAATCTCTGATCATGTTAGCAAAGATCCTCATTTCGCCATGGCCTGTCTAGAAGCGGAGAATAACTATCGTGAAAGATTGGTAGAGCATGTCCAGAATCTCGTGTTCGAGGGAACAGAGAAAATCTCCTATGATCGCACCGGGAATATCGTATCGAGAGAGCAGATTTATCCAATCCCTCTTATCCTCGCCGAGATGAAGAAGGTCGACGATGGATACCGAGATAAGAAGGAAGTGACAATGAATGTCAACGGCGGCGTTCTCGTCGCTCCATCAAACATGGAGTCCATCGAGGATTGGGAGAAGAAGTTCGGTTCCTCTGGGCCAAAGATAGAAGGACAGATTGTGACCGATTCATTGACCGAGTCCGTCTCAGATGAAGATGATGAGAATGATGGAGAATCTCCAGCTGAAGAGATAGAAGCTGAGAATGAATGATATTCTCTCTACTGAGAAAAGACAAGATCGAGCCATCTCTCTTTAATGAGAGATTGAAAATCTCCGTATGTTCTGGCCCTTGCTTAAGACAATCGCTCCCTCCTGGGTTAATGACCAGAGGGAGCGAGTGACCGAGTGACCGATTGATAATCTCTCTGAGACAGATTGACCGATTGATAATCTCTCTGTCTTTCCATCTCTCCATCCTTCTCTCCGTCTTTCGTTCTATCCTCTTATCATCTCTCTTCGGTCCAGTCATCGGTAAGTATTTATACCTAGTGTAGGCATAAATACCTATTGGCATTTCGCGCTCACCTAGCACAAAAATCCACCCTTGGCAAGCCCTAAGCCATGCGCTCGGCGCAACCCTGCCCCTAACATTATGCAATTGTGCGCATAACACGTTGCTGTATTGTTGGCCTATGGCGCAAGCATGGTGCTAGCGCTACTAACACAAAGGTAAATACCATGGCTAACAATAACACTGCCCGTAAGCCTGTTGCCGCTGCTGCCCCTGTACAGGCTGCCCCCATTGCTACCGCTGCCCCTGTACAGGCTGCCCCGGCTGCTGCCCCTACTGTTACCAGTGTAGCAGCGGGTGCGCTGGTACAGCTTGGTACACCATGGGTGGTGCGCCCTGCCACACATCGCGCCTATGCGCAAGCGCAGTTTGCTTGGCTGCAAAAGCACAACCCCAAAGGCTTTACCCTTGCACAGGCAAGGGAAGCCCTTGTGCTTAACAGTGCAGGTGCACCAACCATTGCCTCGCCTAAGGGCGGTTGGCAAAAGCACAACATGCCAACATGGGCACTTGCGCAAGGCTGGCTGCAACCCTTTGGCACCAAGGCCAAGGCCTAACACCGCACAACACTAGGCTAGGGCTGCAAAGCCCTAGCTAACACCTGCACTAGGGCAGCCACCCCGCCCCGTCAACGGCTGCCCTAGCGTAGGGCGGGGACTAGCCCCCTAGATCGACAGTCCACTCTCATCAAAGCGTTCAATAGGGATCAGCAATGGAACCTCAACGATTGAACTTCTGCCCATTCATGATCACCCAAGAAAACAGAACAGCCAGAGATCTCCTCAAGATTCCTCATTACGTAAAAGTCGCCCGTGATGATTTCCCAAATGAAGAAGGTTGTTGGGTTCTTGTTTCTTTATCCAGAGGCAACAGAAGTCATAGCCTAGTCGATGGTCTTCTTCCGAATGGATATCACAGTGTTCAGATTCTAGAAAATAAACCATCCCATCAATAAAGGCTTTCGGTATGGCACAACTCAACTATGATACAATAGAGATTCTCAACACAATAGCGATCCTCACAGATGACAGAAGCTCAATCCTTCATCGGATCGATCACATGATAACCAGTTATAACCCAAGAACTAAGTCAGGAGTATTCTCTAGTGGGCGTTGTTTTAAGATTTTCCCACTTCATGACGAGCAGGATCTTGAGAAAATTAAAGGCCATAAGTTCTATTCTGCAATCGCTCATGGAAAAATAAAAGAAGAACTTCTAGAACAGGTTGTCGCTCTTTGTAGGTGCAAAACTGTTGAAGTATTGAACTAGAGAACAACAGGGCTTGCCAGACTCTTTCATTTGAGCTATAGGGCTTTCAGTGATGGAGTTTTGCAGTCATGGCAGAGAAGATTGTTGAGTTGGGCGCTCATAATAGGATGACAGTCGATGATGTCCTTGGGTTGTCTCTCAGAGAGAAACCCAAGATGGTAGTTATCCTTTTCGAAGATCAAGAGGGAAATTTTGGTTTCAGATCTTCAAAAATGGAAAACCGAGATGCTCTTTGGATGATCAAGCAAGCTGAGAGTTGGATTCTACCATGATGTATTGTCCTAGAGGCGCTGGCCCTGATTCACCTTTCAAGTCTCCTCTGAATGGAGAGATGGTTTGGTATGATGATGGCACATGCTCATACTGTGGAAGTTTGAGCGAAGATGAATTCTTTCGTCTTGTGGGTGATAAAGGAGTTCTTACCACTACAGACAAAGATTACAAAGTGTATGTCGATCATCCTGAAACTGGAAGAAAGAAATTCTACTTTCAGCATCTTTCTAATGATGGAAAAAAGAAATTCGTAGAATACATGAACGAAAACAAATTCGTGATGGATGGCAGATTTTACGTTCTACCATTCTTTGTTCGGCTGGAAAGAAAATGATAAAGTATGCTCGTCAGAGATACAATAATGATTTGTGTGATTTCTTCAGTCACGATGGCTTTGAGAATACCTCATCCAAGAGTCTATGCGGCGGCTCTTTCTCTGGGCTTTCAGCCTTGGAAAAATGGGCTCCGGATATCGGAAGTATTGGATGCCCTCGGATATCGGTACAAGACTTCTTTTTCGAAAAGTCTGGCACGGAAGGCTTATCTTTCTCTGAAAGGACCATGTATCGCGATAGTCCCCTCTCGGATGATCAGGCAGTATCATGCTGTTGTCTGGTATAAAGGAAAAGTTCATGATCCTCTGAGAAATAAGAATGAACAGTATCAGACAGAAGAATTTCTGCGCTATCGCATACAGACCTTTTACGAATTTCAGAAGAATCAATGACCCCAGATTATCCAAAAAATGTAGTCTGGAGACCACAAGCTGGATCTCAAGAGGCTTTTCTTTCTTCAACTCCAATCTTCGAAGTTCTGTTTCAAGGAACTCGTGGGGGAGGTAAGACTGATTGTCTTCTGATGTCATTTGGGCAGTACACGGGTAGAGGGTTTGGAGCAGCCTGGAAAGGAATTCTGTTTCGACAGACCTATAAGCAGCTTTCTGACGTTATTACGAAGACGAAGAAGTGGTTCCCATTGATCTGGCCACAAGCAAAGTTTAACAATACTGAACATGTATGGACGTGGCCTGAAGGAGAACAGTTGCTTCTTCGACAGTTTAAGAGAGATGATGACTATTGGAATTATCATGGTCATGAATACCCTTGGATAGGATGGGAAGAACTCTGCAATTGGGCGACTGACGCTGGTTACAAGCGAATGTTCTCCTGCTGTCGTTCATCTAAACCAGGAATGCCTCGTATGATTCGTGCTACAACGAATCCGTATGGACCCGGACACAATTGGGTCAAGATGAGGTTCCTCCCGGATAGAATGAACATGAAGGTCAGAAAAGATCTGATTGATGAAGAGGGTCGTCCTGAACCGTCTCGTCTTTCTATTTTCTCTAGACTACAAGAAAATCTGATTCTTTTGAAATCAGACCCGAACTATGTGACGAATCTTGCAGCCTCCGCGAGAAATAAGGCTGAAAAGAAGGCATGGCTTGAGGGTTCATGGGATATCGTTTCTGGAGGTATGTTCGATGATGTCTTCCAGTCTCAGTTCAATGTCATCAAGCCGTTTGTAATCCCAGAGAAGTGGCGCATTGATCGGTCGTTCGACTGGGGTTCATCAAAACCTTTCTCAGTAGGATGGTGGGCAGTCTCTAACGGTGAAGATGTCAAGATAGGTGAGGGTAAGTGGAAATCGACTGTTAGAGGCGATCTATTCAGAATTCAAGAATGGTATGGGTGGAGCGGAAAACCCAATGAAGGAACAATGTCTCTAGCCAGTGATATCTCTAAAGGAATCGTCGAAAGAGAACTTAAGTGGGGGTGGCGATCTCAGTCTGATCCAAACTGGTGCCGAGTTAAGACAGGGGTTGCTGACTCTGCAATATTCTCTGTTGAAAATGGAAACTGCATCGAAACAGATATGAAAGTTCGTGTTCGCCTTGATGATGGAATAAAGTATCGCGGAGTCCCGTGGATTCCAGCAGATAAGAAAGCCGGATCACGCGTGAATGGTTGGGATCAGGTTCGAAGAATGCTAAAGAATGCCCATCCTGATGAGAAGACAGGAATGAGAGAAAAGCCGGGTCTCTTTATATTCGACATCTGTGATAATTGGATTCGAACTGTTCCTGTTCTCCCAAGAGATGAAAAAGAACCAGATGACGTCAATACTGAAGCTGAAGATCATATCGCTGACGAAACTCGCTATCGAGTTAGGGCTATGGGTCTCACTGTTGGGCAGGGAAAGACAACTGGACATTATTGAATGAATCTTGGTGCTTGCAAAGAATCATATCCTACTATATGAGCATTACCAATTCTTTGGGATTATTCAAATGTCAGTAATCAATCTATCTGAGAAACATCCTTCATTCAATGAGCATCTTCCAGATTGGATTTTGATGAGGGATGCTTACAAAGGTGAGAGACAGATCAAATCAAAAGGAACTCTGTATCTTCCAGCGACCTCAGGCCAAATCCAGGATGGAATGGATAACCCAAATCAGCCGGGGTGGAAGGCGTACAATGCTTATGTGACCAGAGCGCGATTCCCAGGTTTCGTTCGAGAGAATGTTCAAACTGCCATCGGCATGATGCATTCCATGCCTCCGAAGATTTCTCTACCGAGAGGACTGAAGAATATAGTTTCAACTAAAGGCGAAAGTCTTCCACATTTTCTTCGGAGAATTAACGAAGAGCAGCTGATTCTTGGTCGAGTTGGTATTTTTGCTGATCTTCCGTCTGTGTCTAAGGATGGTATCCCATTTCTTTCAATCTATACTGCTGAGCGAATCATCAATTGGGATGACGGAACTCTTCAGGGCTTGATACCACAGAAGTTGAATTTTGTGGTCCTTGATGAAAGCGATAACGAGAGGAACGCTAATTCTTTCGGATGGGTCAACAAAGAAAAGTATCGTCTTCTATGTTTGGGAGACCCAACGAAACCTGATCAACTCGGTGTTTATAAATTCGGTGTCTTTTCTGAAAAGTCTCCTTCTATTCTGGACAGTTCATTAGTGGCAGCACAGATTCGTGGGGTGACACTCACAGAAATTCCATTCGTAATTGTGAATTCTTCAGATCTTGTTGCAGAAGCTGATGATCCTCCATTTCTTGATCTTGGAAACTTGAGTGTTTCCATTTATCGTGGAGAAGCTGATTATCGTCAGAACCTGTTTATGCAAGGTCAAGACACTCTCGTAATCATTGGTGGCTCTGCTGATGTAGACGAACAGATTCGAACAGGTTCTGGTGCTCGAATTGACGTTAATAACGGTGGTGACGCGAAATACATTGGTGTCGAAAGTGATGGCTTGTCAGAACAAAGAGAAGCTCTAGAAAATGATAGGGCTCGCGCTGGTTCAATGGGGGCTCAGGCCACAGACACAGTTTCTCGTGAAAGAGAATCAGGAACCAGTCTTAACACTCGAATCGCCGCTCGTACCGCAAATCTGAATCAAATTGCTATCACTGGTGCTGCTGGTTTAGAAAGAATTCTCAAAATCTGCGCTGTGTGGTCAGGAGAAAACCCAGAAGAGGTTAGGGTTGAGCCAAATCTTGAGTTTGGCGATCACGTTCTATCTGGGCAAAGCATGGTTGAAATGGCTACTGCTCGCAATGCAGGTTTCCCAATCTCTGCTAGGTCTCTTCATCAGATTGCTTTTGATCGTGGTATCACAAAGCTTACGTTTGAGCAAGAAGAGGCTCTAGCAAAGACTGAAAGCAAAGGTCCGTTTGCCAAAGCAATGACAGAGGATCGAGCTCCAGAACAAGTTGGTGGGAATGGTCCCCCAAAGAAATGAATCTTCGAGTGATTTGAAGATCAAAACGAAAGAGAAAGCAAATGCCGATTGAACTAGTTTATGCTAATAAAGAATCGCTTCCAATAGCTTTTCAGAACGAAGATGTCTTTAAAGAGCTCTTCACAGTTGGTGATGATGGCAAGATTGTTCTTACTGGTGTCACTGGAATGAAAACAAAGAAAGATGTTGATTCTATCGCTGAAGTTCTTCGCAAAGAGCGTGAAGAGCACAACAAACTGAAGCCAATCGTGAAGGCTTGGGGTGATTTGAAGCCTGATGAAGTTCTTCCAAAGCTTTCTAGGATTGAAGAGCTTGAAGCTCTTGTCTCTGCCGGAAAGCTGGACGACAAGAAGATTCAAGAGATGGTTGAGTCTCGCATTGTTCAGAAAACTGCTCCCTTGCAGCGTTCTCTGGAAGAAGCTGCCAAGAAGACAGCTGATCTAGAGCAAGAGAACATTGGTCTTAAGAAGGCCATGGAAGACCGTGATCGTAGTTTGATTGTTCGAGCTTCTGCTACAGATACCAAGGCTCATGCTTCTGCTTTAGCAGATATTGAAATGGCAGCCTCAGTCATGCTTGAGAAAGATGCCTCTGGTGATCTGGTGACCAAAGCTGGAATCTCTGGTGTGACTCCTGGTCTTCAGGTTTCAGAGTGGCTCAAGGAAATGATGAAGATTCGTCCTCATTGGTGGCCTGATAGCGTCGGTGGTGGTGGTCGTGGAGCCAACGGTCCAGGTGGATATAATGGTGTGAACCCATGGACTGCAGAAGCTTGGAATCTCACTGAACAGGGTCGGATTGTCCGATCTAAGGGTCAGGAATTTGCCAATAATTTGGCAAAGGCTGCTGGAAGTGAAAACGGACGGAAGCCAATTAAGAAGTAAAATATTGCTTGCGCCTGAAACTTACTTAGAGTAGGGTGCAAGCAATCTCAGCAGACATAAGTCTGCATTTCAAAACCGGAACATGGGTTCCACTGTCGTTTACACTTTAATAGCCATAAACACTCAAGGAGAATCCCATGGCTGCTGGTCCTGCTACTCGAATTTCTGATGTTGTTGTTCCATCAGTTTTCACACCTTATGTTCAGAATCTGACGGAAGAAAAATCTCGAATCATTCAGTCCGGTGTGGCTGTTCGAGACGAATCCATTGATGAGGATCTTGCTGGTGGTGGCCTCACCTTCAACAATCCCTCATTCAAAGACCTAGATAACGACGCTGAGCGTATTTCAAACGATTCATCGGCTGCTTTCGATACGGCTGATGCTTCTGTGAATGCTGCTGGTTCAGGTACTTCACCGGAACGTCCCCCGAATCCGAACAAGATTGGAAGCGTAACTGAAATTCTTGTTCGCCTGAGTCGTAATAACTCTTGGTCTTCGATGGATCTGTCTTCCACACTTGCTGGAGCTGATCCCATGGAAGCAATTGCTGATCGTGTGGCGTACTACTGGATGCGTCGCATGCAGGCAGCTTTCATCGCGACGTGGAAGGGTGTCATTGCTGACAATACTGCCAATGACTCTGGTGACTACACGAATAATATCGCTGGTTCTTCATTCGTGAATAATGTCACAAACTTCTCAGCTGAAGCTTTCATTGATGCGGCAACCACGATGGGTGATTCAGCGAATGATCTTCAGGTTGCATTCTTTCATTCGGTCGTTTACGCTCGTATGCAGAAGAACAACCTGATTGACTTCATCCCTGATGCTCGCGGTGAAATCATGATTCCGACCTTCCTTGGTCGTGAAGTGATCGTTGACGATGCAATGCCTCGTTCCGGTTCTGTCTATGACTCTTGGATTTTTGGTCGCGGTGCCACTCGTTTGGGCATTGGCACTCCCAAGGTTCCAACTGAAGTTGAACGCAAAGCTGGAGCAGGTAACGGTGGTGGACAGGAAGTTCTCTACAATCGTGTTGAATGGTGTATTCATCCTGTTGGTCATGCGTTTAATGTTACTCCGGCTGCTGGTGGCCCTGCGAATACTGGTACGGGTAACAACGACTTGGATGAAGCTGCTTCTTGGAATCGAGTATTCCCAGAACGAAAGCAGATCAAGTTTGCTCGTCTCGTAACTCGCGAAGCGTAACTTGTCATAGGAGCCAATGGGAGAGGTCCTGAGAAGGGCCTCTCTCTTCTCCAAGAAAGGATACAACATGAAGGGTCTTCCTCGTTCAACATCTCGTGGTGAGCCAACTGCTCAGGACGTGACCAAAGCTACAATTGTAGTTCGAAATGCTACTGTCGCTGTGACTTGTGTTTCGACCGCTGTGGGTTTTGGCACCTTCGTTATTGGTGATTTTCCACAAGGTAACATTCTTCTTCTGGGTGCAGTTTCATATCTAACATTCAGCGGTTCAGGTTCTGATGCTAATTTGACCGCCACTTGGAATGGCGACTATTCTATTGGTTCCTCTCCTACAGCAGACGTCACTCTTTCCGGTGCAGAAGTAGACATCATTCCTTCTACTGCGGTCGGTCCAGCTGTTTCTGAGGTTGCTCCTGAAGCTCGCGGTACGAATGCGACTCAGGTCATTCTTGATAACACTGACGGCAGTCTTGAAGTCAACGTCAACGTACTCATTGATGCTGCTGACATCACCGATGGAGCGACTGTAAATCTCACAGTGAATGGATACTTGGTTGTTCTGTATTCTGTTCTCGGTGACGATTAAGGAGAATTAGAATGCCAACCCAAGAACAGATTATTGAAGCTCTTAGTCTTTTGGATCCAAAAGACGACGCGTCCTGGACTGAAGATGGCGCACCGAAGATTGAGGCTGTTTCCGCTATCTTGATGGAGCCGATCACTAGGGCTGAAATCGTGAATGCTGCGCCAAGCTTCAGCCGAGTTACTCTTGATCTTAAACGAAAGACCATTGAGAGCTCTACTGAAGAAACTGTTCGTCCTTCTTATGATAACTATCCAGCTTTCCTTGCTTGGCTCAGTAAATCTTCAATTTCTGAAACTGAAGAAGTGATTTCTGAGCTTGAAAATGATCTCAACAGGATTTCTTCTGTGATTGATCTTGCGACTACCGAGCGAGATCTCGTTAAGAAGGCTTTGAATCAAGCTCGTTTTCGTGTGAAGACAAGTTTCAAAAATACTTCTGATCAACAAGCTATTCGTGATTATATCAATTCGCAGAACGCAGCTCGTGAAAAAGCTGCTGGCGTTGTAACTCGAAATGCTGATCCTCGGATGCCTATCGATCGAGCAATGACAAGAAATCGCAGCTTTGGAGCTAATCGTCCAAAGTTTCCAGTTAATAAGTAAAGAGGGGACGAAAGTCCCCTTAAACTTTAAGGAGCGATAGATGTCTCTGATCATTGAGACTGGCTCTGGTGTTCGCGGGGCAAATTCATACGTTAATGTTGCGTATGTCACTTCCTATCTGACGACCAGAAATCGTCATGTGGCTTGGTCTGCTCTTTCTACACAAGTGAAAGAAGCTGCCATTGTTGCCGCGACTGATTATCTTGAGAAAAGATTCTCTGATAAATTCAAGGGATCTCCTGCATTTTATTTTGATGCCTCTTATGCTGAGGCAATACTCTCTTTCTCTGGGCAACCTTCAAATGGAGATCTTCTAACCATCGGGGATTACCAGTACAAATTCGTCAGTTATCTTTCTGGTTCTTCCCTAGAAGTTCTTATTGGTGGCTCTACAACGAATACTGTTACGGCTTTGGAAGCTGCACTAAATGGGGCAGCAGGGCAGGGGGTTTTATATGGCCCTACAAGCCCCATAAATAGCGCTGTAGTGGCAAAGCAAGCGGGCATGGCCCTAACCCTTATGGCTACTGCCCCCGGCACAGGCGGCGTTCTAACGCGTCTGGAGGGTACAGTCACAAATATGTCTATAACGGCTTTTTATGGTGGTCTTGATGGTGGTCCACAATCTCTATCTTGGCCGAGAAACAGAGCCTACGATAATGGTATTCTCATTGAAGGAATTCCGGATCGTCTAAAACAGGCTATCTCAGAATACGCAGTTCGAGCATCTTCAGCTGAACTTCTGCCTGATCCAGATGTTGATTCTTATGCAGGTGCAATCAGTGAGCGTAGAGCGGAAGTTGGTCCAATTCGTGAGCAGATTAAATATTCTGGTTCGACGGGTTTTTCAGTTTTCTCACCGTACCCATCAGCAGACAAACTTCTTCGACCTCTTCTAGTTTCTTCAACTGGAGGAAGAGTTTACCGTGGCTGATCATACCAAATTTGTGACTCTAGCGAAGAAGCTTCTTAATTCCCATGGAAGAAGCATATCGTTTATTAAGTTGAATGAACTTCCTGCTGATCCTAATAAACCATGGAAAGGCCCGGGAGTTGGTGGAGAGACGACTTTGCTTGTCGATGGAGTGTTTGTCCCTCCAAATACAGTTCGTCAGTTTGGTCTAACTGCTCTTGGTTTGGGTACAGAATTTCAAGATCTAATCGCCATGAGCCAACAGATCATCATTGTTTCTCCAGGAGAAAATGATCTTCGAGAATACACATCAGTTCTTGATAATGGAGAAAGATGGGGAATCATCGGTCTTCAAATTCTAAAACCTGGGATCACAACCATTCTTGGATTTGTTGGAGTTAGACGGTGACTTTAACTTATGCTCAGGCCAATGATGAGATGAATAAGGTATTCAAGGATGCTTGGGATGGAACTGGTTATAGCGCTTTCTATCAAGATGTTAAAGACGCTCGTGATACATCTGAGAATCCTTGGGCTTGTATTTTCATAAAACACGTTAGAAGCTCACTTTCAACTCTGAGCGGAGTTGTTGGTACAAGAACCTTTACTCGATATGGACTAATCACAATCCAGATTTTCACAAAAATCGGAAATGGCTTGCAAGAATCATATACTTTGGCTAAGACATTATCTGACTCCTTTGAAGGTAACACTACTCCAGGTGGAGTAAGATTTCGTGATGTTAGGTTGAATGAAGTCGGTCGTGATGGTCAGTTCTTTCAATTAAACGTAGTCATAGAATTTGAATACGATGAAATCAAGTAGGGAAATTTCCAATGGTGCAAGTTAACAAAATCGACTCTAACATCACTGGTCTAGCTTTCGCTCAAGAAACTAGTCTTGGCGTTCTTGGAGGAAGTCCTACGTGGCATCGTCTAGAACCGAATAGCTACAGTGATTTCGGTGCTGAAATCAAAACTGTTGTTCCAAATCCCATCAACCCTTCTCGTCAGCGAAAGAAGGGAACAGTTGTTGATCTTGATGCCTCTGGTGGCTTCAACCATAATTGGAATTTCTTCAATCTTCAAAATCTTCTTCAAGGCGCAATGTTCGCCAGCATTCGTGAAAAAGGTCGAGAAGCTGTCACCGGAGTTGATATAGATACATCAAACCCAGATGAGTATGAAGTTGCGTCTACTGCTGGATTTTTTGTGAACAGCCTAGTTAAAGGCTTTAACTTCAGTAATGTTGAAAATAATGCTGTCAATGTAGTCACCGCTGTCACAAGTAACGTCTCTGTAGAAGTTGCAACTGGACTTCTAGCTGCAGAAGCTTCTCCTCCATCTTCTGCTTATATCCAAGTTGTTGGATATAGAAGCACTGTTGGCGATCTGGATGTGACCACCAGCGGAAATTTTGCGACAATCACTTCCACATCTCTGGATTTCACAACTCTTGGCTTGGTTGTCGGTCAATGGATTTTTATTGGTGGTGATCTAACAGCAAATCAATTCTCGAACGCAGAAAACAATGGGTTCAAGAGAATTCGTTCTATTTCTGCAAATGCTCTTGTCATTGACAAATCTTCCTCGGCAATGACCACAGAAGCGAATACGACAAAACTCGTTGATATTTATTTCGGTGATGTTCTCCGAAATGAATCTGGCGTCAATATTGTTCGTCGCTCGTATCATGTTGAGCGTCTTCTTGGAGCGCCTGATGATGCTTCTCCATCTCAGATTCAAAGTGAATACCTTAAGGGAGCTATTCCAAATGAATTTAAAATCAATATTCCGACGGCCAATTTGGTGAATGTCGATATTGGATTTATGGCTCTTGATTCACAGACTCGTGATGGTGCTACTGGTCCGCTTCAGTCTTCAGTTCAGATTCCAATGTCTGCTGATGTTTTCAACACTTCAAGTGATTTTTCCCGCATCAAGATGCATGTTCTCTCTTCTTCAAACGAAGCCCCAACTTCTTTGTTTGCTTTCATCACTGAAGCTTCTCTGACAATCAACAATAATTTGTCAGGAAGTAAAGCAGTCGGTGTGATGGGATCTTTTGAAGTCACAGCGGGTACTTTCCAGGTTGGAGGAAACATCACGGCTTATTTTGGAAATGTTTCAGCAATTCAAGCTGTTAGAAACAATTCTGATGTCACTCTTGACATGATCATGGTTAAGAATAATCAGGGGATTGCTATGGATCTTCCTCTGATTTCTTTGGGTGATGCTAGGCTTAACGTTGAGGCAGATCAGCCAATCACAATTCCGCTGAGCATGGAAGCTGCGAGTGCTGAAAATGTTGCAACCGGGTTTGATCACTCAATTCTTTTCACGTTGTTCGCTTATCTTCCAAATTCTGCTGACTAATTACAAGTTCAATAAGTAATATTCAATAATGGAGATATCAAATGTCTGACATGTTTTCTCAATTCGACACTGATGAAAGTATGGAAGTTACCGGAATCAATCTTGATTACGGAACTTTTCGTGTTCGTATTGCGCGAGCTGGTGGCTCGAACAAGAAATATCTTTCTTTTGCAGAAAAGAAGACTAAGCCGTTGCGTCGAGCTATCCAAGTTGGGGCTCTTGATGAAAAACGTTCACGAGAAATTCTCTATGAGATCTATGCTCACACGATCATTCTAGATTGGGAAATCGCAGATGGAGAGAATGAAGACAAGAGCGTAAAGTGGAAACGTGGCATTCATAAGAAAGGTGGGGGCCACCTAGAGTTCACAGAAGAGAACGTAGTTTCAACTTTTAAACTTCTACCTGGACTTTTTCAAGATATTCAAAGTCAAGCTGAGTCTCTTACTAACTTCAAGAAAGAAGAACTTGAGGCAGACTCAAAAAACTAACTGAGGTCCTTCTTTATTTCTTGGAGCAAGGACCTGTTGAGAAGAAAATTCTTGAACAATGTATTAGGGAGCGTATTCCTTTTCCAGAAAAAATGCTCAACGCACCGAATCTCATATTTGGTTTAGAGCTATTCTTTTTCGCTTTCATGGCTTTAAGCGCCTCTAGACAAATGGGAATGGGGTTAGGGCCTATTCCGTGGGATGCAATTCATTCTTACTGTTCAGCTTTTAATATCGATGAAGAACAAGAAGAGGAAATGCACTATCATCTTGGAGAACTTGATGCAGTGTATTTAGAATATATGAGAAAGAAGAAATAATGGGGTCAATGTTTCAATTTTCTAGGAACATAAGAACACTGGCATCGAGAATTGAAAATAATTCTGCCAGCTTGATTCGTCGTGTTTCTAAGAGAACACTGAAGAAATTGGTGAATGGAACTCCAGTTGATACTGGTGAAGCTCGTTCTAACTGGCGAGTTTCTCTTGGCAACCCAACAAGATCAGTCATTCCTCCTCATGCTCCTGGAAAGCATCTTGGGATTCACGAAAAGTCCAACGCCAAAGCTACTATTCAAGAGGGATTTCAAACGATTGAAAAATTAAAATCTAATTCAAAGGGTGGCGCTGTTCAATCTCTGTACATCACAAACTCTATCCCCTTTCTCGATCGTCTGAGGAATGGTTATTCCGCTCAGCAGCCCAATGATTGGGTTGAAGAAGCTTTCGTAGATGCGAAGATAGACATCAGCAAAGTCAGTCTTCTAACAACTAAGATTTCTGATGATGAGGATGACGAGTAATGGTCACTCAAGCAATCAACATCATTATTTCTGCAACCGGAGTTCGAACAGTTGTTCGTTCTCTTAATGATATTGGTCATGCTGCTGATAGGTCAACTCGCGGTCTTTTTCTACTTCAGCGAGCTCTATACACAATCGGTGCTGGTGCTGCTGTCAGAAGTCTTCAAACTATGCTGGACACTCTGACAAATTTTGAGAACAGAATTGCTCTAGTTACAAAAAATTCAGCTGAGCTGAATGCTGTACAGAATGAACTTCTTGAGCTCAGCACAAGGACACGTTTGAATTTTGAGAACACTGCTGAAGTTTATTCAAGAACCGCACTCGCAGTCAGAGAACTTGGTATTTCTCAACTAGAAACTCTCCAATTTACAGAATCCTTGAATAAAGCGACCATTTTGTCTGGGGCCAATGCCCAAGAAGCTCATGCAGCTCTTATTCAGTTATCACAGGGTATGGCTTCTGGAAGGCTGAGCGGAGACGAACTGAGATCAGTCTTGGAACAACTTCCTTACGTTGCGGATATCATCGCAAAGTCCCTGGGTGTTACTAGAGGAGAATTGAGAAAACTCGGCTCTGAAGGCAAGATTGGTCCTAACGAAATTCTGAAAGCATTCAGAGAAGCTAGAGTAGAGATTAATGAAAAGTTCGGAAACACTATTCCAACTATTGAGCAAAGTTTTTCTGTGTTGAGAACTTCAGTTCTTTCTGTTCTTGATCAGTTTGATGATTTTACTCGTTCTAGCGAAAAAGTAGCAAGATCAATTATTTCTCTGGCTACTGGAATAAGGGAATACCTTATTCCAACTTTGACAGAACTCGCTAGAAGATATCCCGCCATGACTAACGCTATATCTCAGGCTGGAGAAGAGCTTAGTAATGGCCTCAAGAGAGACGTTCAGGATGCAGAGAAACTTCTTAATCTTAGTCTGAAACTTGCGGACGCTTATGATTTGATTGTCAAAGGTGGCTTCACCAATGATGCAATCGGCGACGGAATGATTGAATTCTTCAAAACTGATCTAGGCGGGGGAGATTCAGATCGTCTTGCCACTCTCTGGGCTGGAGTTCTAGCAGAAGCAACTCAAAAAACGAAAGACAAATTCACTGATCTTGGTGGTGTGGATGGATCTTACTTCTTAGACGTCTTTATTCCCCAAAGTTCAGAAGATCTTGATTTTTCAGAAAAACTCAAGAATCTTAAACAAGAGAATGGACTATTGCGGGTCAACGCAAATGAAAGAGCCAGACTTACAGAAATATATAAAATTGAGAATGATCTCAAAAGAGAGCTCACTGATAAAGAAATCAGTTCTGTTCGTAAGTTGGTTGATGAAAATTTGGCTCTTAAAGAATTAGAAAAGCAATCTGAAAAAGAAAAAGGTTTTCAGAAAGATGTCTCTAATCTTGTATTTGAAAATGAAGTTCTGAAAGTCAATAAGAACGAAAGAAAAGCTCTGATAGAGATTCACAATCTTGAAGAAAGTGTTGGCAGAACTCTTTCTTCTCGAGAGAAAGACCGCATCAAGAATATAATTGATCAGAATATCGCTCTAGAAGCATCTTCCGAGGCTTATGAAAAGATTAATCAGCCGCTTGATACATATATATCTTCTGTTCGTGTTCTGAACGAACTTCTTCTTGCTGGTAAGATCAATCAAGATCAGTTTAATCTGTCTCTTCAAAGTGCAAGAGTTGAATATCTTAATGGCCAGAAGGACATAGCCTCTGGATTTGAAAGAGGTTTTCTGAAAGTTCTTTCTGAAACAAGTGACTACGCAACTATCATGGAAGGCATCGTTTCTAAATCTTTTGATGGTATTTCAGACGCGATTGCTGATCTAGCTATTTCTGGAAAAGCTGATTTCAAGAGTTTGTTTAATTCGATTGAAAAAGATCTGATTAAGTTCATGGTCTCAAAAGCTTTCCAGAACTTCTTTGGTGGATTCTCTGGTGGATTCAGTCAAGGCTCATCTTCTGGAGGAGGTTTTGATTTCCTCAACAGGATGATTAGCTCAATATTTGCTGGTCGCAGGGCTTTGGGTGGAGGTGTTCGAGCTGGTGAAGGAGTTGTCGTGGGAGAGCACAGACCAGAACTTTTCATTCCAGATCGTCCTGGAACTGTTGTTCCAAAAATTGGTGAGGGTGGAGGACCAGTGATCATCAATATGTATGGTCAGGGTAATCCTTCGGTCAACACGAAAAAAGGATCCAGTGGAGGCTTAGAGATTGATGCTGTTATGGATCAATCAATTGCTAACGCTATTGGAAATCCAAAGAGCCAGACAGCTAAAGTACTGAGGCACAAATATAGTCTAACTCAAACAGTAAAGGCAAGGTAATATGGCATTTCCTTCCTGGCCAACAAGTCTTCCACAGTTTCCTGAGCCACCGTTCGCAGATTCAATGTCTTTGGATATTCAGCAGCTTGATGTAGAAGATGGTCTTCCTTTTGTTAGAGTTCAAGATACCGGATTTTTTCCGATTGATCTCATCTACTTAATGAATGGATCTCAGTATCAAACTCTGGTAACATTCATTCAAACAACTTTGCTAAAAGCGACTTCTCCTTTTCGTCTTCCATACCCAGGAACTGGAACTCTAACAGATGTGCAGATTATTCCAAATGCTGAAGGAAGAGCTTGTTCACGTTCATATAGAGGTTTAGATTTCTGGGAAGTTTCAATTAGAGTCATGGTTCTAAAAGTATAATGCCGATATCATCAGGAACAGCAGAAGAACTTCGTAAAAGATCTTCTTCAGAATATTTTGTGTATCTTCTAGAGATCTCTGGTCCTGGAATTGATGGAACTGTTCGTTTCTGCGATAAAAAGCTATCTAGGCTTAGTGAAACAAGTAGCACAATCACATGGGGCTGTGTTTCTAGTGGGCTTAACTATCTTTGGTTTCCATTTCGTCTAAATATTCCAGAAACTGATTTTGATGGTGGTGGAAGTGCAGAACTTGTTATCGGTGATTCGAAAAAGCTTTTTCTTCCGCAGATTCTAAACTCTGGCTTTACTTCTGACAGAACTGTTAGAATTATGATGGCGCTTGCTAGTAACCCGAGTTCTGTACAGCAGGATTTGTCAAATCTCAAATGGGGAGATACAAGAATTAAAGATTCTGTCATCTTTCTGACATTGAAAACAAAACCATTTGCTCTTGAGCCAATTCCAGCTCTAGGGTTCTTCCCAAAGCAGCACAGGGGTCTTTTCTAATGAGAGCTTGGTGGAACGATTACACTGGAATTCCTTATCTTGCTAAAGGAAGAACACGTCAAGGCGCCGATTGCTACGGTTTGGCGAGACTGGTTCACAAAGAAGTTTTTAATCATATTCTTCCTTCCTATGTTGAAGAATATGATGATCGTGATCCGATGAGTATCCAAACTGCCATTTTAAATCATCAAGAGAATTGGGTTGAGATTGATCAAAAAGATGTGAAAAGTGGTGATCTAGTTCTATTCGATGTTCTTGGCTTGATGGCTCATGTTGGAATTTTCACAGAGTCTGGATTCTTTCTTCATGTTTTCGATGGTCTTCCAGCTTGTGTCTGTGAGCTAGGAGATATTCGTTGGAGAAACAGAATAAAAGGTTTCTATAGATACACAGAAATTCTTGAAGGAGAAATTGTAGACAAGACTATTCGAATTCACGCCATCACTCATCCTCTCAGGTCAGATGAGTTTGATGTTCAAGTTCCTCAGGGAATGAATTTAAAAGAATTGGATCGATGGGTTAAAGATAGATCTGATCTTCCATACGGACTGCTTGAAAACTTAATTTCTGGCATACAGGTTAACGGAGTTCCGGTAAGCCCAGAGTTGTGGGAACATATAGTTCCAGACGAAAATCATTTTGTTGCATACGTGATTGTTCCTGGAGGAGATGAATTCTGGGGAGGCTTGATAAGGCTATCTTCCGCAATCGCCGGAACATTTCTTTCTCAAATTCCAGTGGTTGGCCCTCTTCTGGGTATAGGTGTTAGTCTTTTAGGAAATTTTGCTGCTGAAGCTCTTTTTGCAGTTCGACCAAATCAAGGTCCTGAATTTACACAGGGAAGACAACTATATCTCATAAACAATTCGTCTAACCAAGCGGAGCAGTATGGCCCTTATCCTCTTGTCTTCGGAAAAACTCGAGTTCGTGGCATTCCGGGAATTAAGACATATGTGGACAATACTGGAGACGATAGCTATCTTCACATGGTTCTGGTTTGGTGTGCTGCTCCAGCTATAATCAGCGACATACGAATCGGTGAAACAAACATATACGATTTTGAAGATGTCGAAGTTGTCACTCTGGATGGGATAGACACACCAGAAACGATTGCAGATTTTAATGAACTGGCAGGACAAGACACAGATCAGGTAATCATTGGATTAAGCTTAGATCGACCCCTACTGAAAGTCACTTCTATGACTGACATGGGAAGTTATTATGTAGTCATAACTGAAAATGACCATAATTATCTTGTTGGAACAGATGTTTCGTTCTGTGCTACTCAAACTTCCTGGACTCAAAATGATCCGCACTATACTGTTTCTGAAATCGTTAATTCAACCACTTTTAAGTTCAACACAACTGCTGCTGGATTGAATTTTAGTTTTTGTCACGGTTCAAACTGGCTGCAAGATTCTTTGGATGAGACCGTTACGAGACTTTCTTTTGGTTTCTCTTTTAACGGTTTAAGAGGAATTGCTTCTGACACTGGTGCTTCTTTCGATTGGCCTTTTGGAGCTAGGGTTGAAGTTCAAAACACGTTGCCGACTCCAGGATCATTCTTTGGTCTTTCAACAACAGTTCGCGCAAAAACCTTCAACACTATTGGTATCGCTTGGGCTAACACTGATAGTGATGCTGCTCTGGAAAAAGTTTATCAATGGCATAGAGTAGTTATTGCACCTGATGGAAGCTTGAAACTGAAATCAGGGTGCTTCACGAATAACTGGAAAGCAGATCCAACTGAACCGCTGTTAAGCCGTTTGATCAGAACTACAGCTTCATCTTCAACTGCTACATTTAAGTGGCTGCCAGAACTTGAAGATGGAGAAGTTGAGATCTGGAGAGTACCAATATACGGAAATACAGTTTCGTATTTCGACGGCGATAACGCTACAAGAGATCATGAAGATCTTAGAGGAACTTCTGGATTCACAATAGTCGGTTGTGGCCTCACGTTTTCAGCAAATGATAGAACCTTCACTGTTGCTGGTGGAACAATCGGCAGAACTTCTGAAAACGAGATCAATATCGGTGGTCCCAACCAAAGATACGCTTCTCACGGAGATCCATTCAACTATAACTATAATCCTTCTCTTCCAGAGGGAAAGTATAATTTTAAAATCCTAAGAACGACGCCAAGCAGTACATTTGACACGGATTCTGCTATTCAGGTTCAGGCCGCATGTAAGATTGAACATGTGACAGGGTTTTATCCTGCGAAGCCTATGAATCCGCTCAAGAAATTGTGCATGTCGGCAATAAAAATAAAATCAAATTCACAGTTGAATGGTAACATAGAACCGATTACAGCGTTGGTTCAAGTTCTTGGAGAAGAATGGGACCCAGGAACTTCTTCTTGGGTTCTTCAGCCGACTAGAAATGCAATTTCTATGGCGAAACTTGCTGTTAAGCATCCGCTTCTTAGTTCTCCACTGACAGAATCTGATTTAGTATCTATAGACTGGCAGTCCGCACATGCCTACGCAAAGTCAAAAGGAATGAACTATGATGAAGTTCGCTATTCTAAAAGTGAGATGGGTGAACTTCTTAGAGATATTTTATCTGCTGCAAGAGCTAAACCAATCACAGTAGAAAATAAACTAGGGATTGCTCAGGAAAGACCAACTTCTACAGTAACACTGATGATTTCAACAGCTAATGCTTGGGATTTTGAAATCATTCACAAAGCTCCAAATCTTCCTCATGCATTCCGGTGTATCTACGTCAATGAAAGAGCATCTTATAAAGTAGATGAGATGCTTGTTTATGCGGATGGGTATTCTGATGGAACTGTTGTCGGTACAACTCAAGCGACAATTTTTCAAGAATATCAACCAAGAGGTGTGGTTAATCCAGACCGAGCATTTCTTCAATCCAGATTTATGATGGCTCAGATGAAACTCCGTCCTGCAACTTACACCTGCAAGATGATGGAGCAACATTTGAACGCAAGGGTTGGAGCTCTTGTTTCCTATGCTCATCCAGGACAACTTCATAGCATCGGCACAGGAAGAATTCTTGAGAGGGTTACAGGAACTAAACTTAAGTTGAATACAAAGGTGACTTTCGCTGCTTTGACAACTTATGAAATAACTATTGAGCAGCTCGATGGAACACAGATTTTGAGAACTGTTCAACAGAAGGTCACAGCTGGAGATTATGACGAAATTGACCTAACAGTTTCTGTTACAGCTGACCAAGCAGATTTAGACTTTGTTTTCGCTTTTGGAAACGTAAGCTCTTCTGTAAAAATGATGAGACTGATTGATAAAAAGAATGAAAAGAATGGATCAGCTAGATTGATTCTTCAAGACTATGTCGGTGATGAACTGTTTAATGTCGATGACGATGAAATTGATGCCTATGATCCACAAATAACTCTTCCACCCGACTATATGGCTCCAGTCATTACTCAGACCCCCATCTTCGTTGGGCCTATTGATAGTGGAACAAACTCGACTAGACGGTCTGCAGACGGAATTTTCACTTTCGGAATTTCTGTTCCAATCAGACACCCTGTTGGCCTTAGTGGCAACGTTTCTGGAATCAACTACCAGATTAAACCTGCTTCTGATACTTCATTGTTTTGGCCGACAGGAAGGACTGTCGGTAAGAATAGAGGAAGTATATTCTTCTCGGGTGTCCAAGAAAATCAATACTACGTGATGAGCATACGCTATGCCTCTGCTTTTGGAACTTTTGGGCCTCGCCTTGTAGTCGGTTTACCTTCTGGTCATAGGGTTGTTGGAAGAAATGAAGTACCACCTCCAGCAGCTGGAATGAATTTTACTTTTGATGGGGATAAAGCATACGTCAACTGGATTAAGAAAGATGTTGTTGACTTTGGCGGTTTTGAATTGAGAGATAGTAATCCGTCTGTTCTCATCAATGGAACAAACACTTGGGGTGGATCTGGCTATCTATATAAAGGCTCTAGTCTTAGATCTATGGTTATTCCAGCGGCTGCTGGTGTCACCAAGACCTTCTATCTTCGGCAATTTGATGTTCTCAAAAAATACAGCACTGTCATTTCTCTACCACTGACAGTCTCTTATCCTCCAGCCATAACTACAGTTACCCAGACTGAGGCTAAGATTAGCGTCGGATTGGTGAATCTAACCTTAGATTGGGGAAATGTAGTCGGCACTACTTTTCCAATTCTTGAGTATGAGGTTAGGCAAGAAAATCCAGCTTTTCCAAATTCATGGGCGAATTCTGTTTTTAAGTGGAAGGGCGCACAGTCCATAACAACGATTAATAATGTATCAAACACAGGTACGACAAAATTCTTGATTAAAGCAAAAGATGTCCGCGGAAACTATTCCGCGAGTCATCTGTTAGTAACTCATGACTCTACACCTCCTGGAAGTCTAGCTTCCGCAACTGTCACTGTCACACAATCTGGTAGATATTTGAGAATGTCAGTTACCGGAACTGGAACAACTTCTCCAGAAGGCGATCTTGAGTGTTATGAGTGGAGAATTGCAAGAATTGTTTCTGGTAGCACAACTGGGGATAATGCAATTGATGGTTCTCCTTCTTCAGCAACTGATCAACAATTGTGGGATGATCCAGATACAAAATATGTCAGAAATCTTGAGCTCACATCTCTTACTTTATTCGATCTCAAGAAGTTTACGAATGGAATTCTTTTTTCTACTGCTGGAGTAGTTTACAAAGTTCTTGTTGCAAAACGAGACAAATCCGGCAATTATGGGATATTTCATTCTTCAGTCAGCGTGACAGTTAAGAGAATTACTTAAAGAGAGATAACGATGACTATTTCTTTAACTGTTAGTCCTCTTAAGGGTGGTGCGAAAATTTCTTTAGATGATCCAGGTGATGAGGGACTGGTTTCAATTAAAGTCTGGATGGATACTTCAGGTCCCAACTTTGTTCCTTCTGATTCTAATCTCGTACATGATGGAAAAACTAGAGTTCTCTCTATTTTTGGTCTTTCACAGAATCCACATTATTTTAGATTTGCAACTGTAACAGATCTTGATACTTATCCTCCAACTGACGTTGTTTCTAGACCAGCGATTTCTGAAGGAGATGCTTCTGATGATGCAATTTCTTGCACACCGTTGCCTCTAGATGGTTCAATGATTGCTGATGAGTTTCGTGGCAAACAGATGTTTTCTGGAGTCTCAGGAGATCGAGGAGCCATAGCAAAAACTGCGCTGGTATCTGCCCCCGGCAATGTGACGGTCAGTAATGGCGTAGATTTCTCTGCCTCTGGAGGAGCCTGTGTTATCATCACAGACAACGGCGGCACCATAACCTATTCGTGGTACAATTCATGCTCTGGCAATGTTCTGACTAATCTGTACTCAACAGTGAAGGTCGACGACATCATCGTGCCATTGCCCATTGCGTCTGTCCCCGTGGAGGCTTACTCCGGAAGCGGCAACCTTGCACTTCACGGAACTTACCACACCACCACTGGAGTACCATTTCCACGCTCTGGCACGGTGAATGCGCTCAAGGCCCAATACGATCAAACTGCTGACGACTTCACATTTAGTGGGGTGTCTGGCAATCAGCTGACAGGTGTCAGTGGGCTTGCTGCATTCAGCACTCCTGCTGGCTTAAGCAATGCCTTCATTTTTTACAACAACGGGTTCACTGAAAAGACGTTGTTTGCAGCAACCATGTATTCTTCCTTTGATGTTGGCGCTGACATCAGCAAATTCGATGCCAACGGAGGGGTGGCAATCCTGATCAATGCAGACGGGATCCAGCGAATACCCTATGTCGTTTCCGGCACTCAGCTTCAGGGATTTTCATTTTTCTCTGGCGTGTCTGCCGGATTGACGTTCATCATCCCTGACTTCAGTTATATCGTGACCGGCAAGCATGACGGGTATATTCACATCACTGCACTCGGAGTGGCGCGCTTCAGCCATTTCAACACAGAGGTTGATACTCTGAGAGTTCGCCGCAGCCTTC